ACACTACTCCGCCCCACCTCCTTATTCACACTTTACTACTACTTTACACACCCTTCACTATACGCCATTACCTACAACTCCTCTATCTTTATGGGGAACCAAGGTTCCCCAGGACCCCTCCTTTCTTTTGCACCCATCCTTTCATTTGGCACAATTCCTTAACCACGCACAAGCGGCAAAATAAATTCTTCAAATTGATTTCTTTTATATTCTGGATGAAATTGAAACCCCATCCATCGGTCCGTATGTGCCATGTAAATCGTTCCGTCCGCAACGGAATCTATTTTCCACAAAACCTTGAACTCCGCATTTGATGGTTGTTGCGAAGCAACTGTCGGCAACATTTTCACTTTGTCAAAATGGTCTACCCACATTCGAATGTTCTTTTTACTAATAGCGCCGTGCATACTTGTCATTTTAATTTTAGTAGCGCCGTCTTCAAGTATGCCTCCACTTCGCATTGCCATATATTGAAACCCATAACATATTCCAATTACTGGTGTAGGCATTTTCAAAATGCGGTCGATAGAGGTGTGAATCCCGTCCCTCAAAATGCGCCGTGTCGACCCTGTTACAATAAAAATTTTAATTGGTATGCGATTGGTATTCAGAAACTTATCAAGGTCTTCAAAATGCACTTTCACAAAGTCAATATTATATTCATGAAATCGTTCAATCAACTTTTTAAAAAAATGTTCAAAAATAATTAGCACAACCAGCGACATTATATATATAAGGGGAACTACGTTAAGCGCCGAAGGCGCGACGCTCACCCCCAATAGGGGGTGAGTCAACCCCTTGGACCCCTCCTTTATTTGTGATGCCTTGGACCCTTCTTCATTTGTGATGCCTTGGACCCTTCTTCATTTGTGATGCCTTGGACCCTTCTTCATTTGTGATGCCTTGGACCCCTCCTTCATTTGTGATGCCTTGGATGAGCGTCCTTCACGGCATAAAACCATCAATGGTAAGCATTATTTCTTCCGGTAAAACACATTTATGTTCTGTGACGTCATCAATAGTTTCAACAGAACCAATCCAAGTCAAAGGAAATGTATAAATGCTATCCGGATATTTGGACATTCCATCAATCTCGTCCCCGTAATGATCGACGCGCAAGGTTGAACCATGACCATTCTCCAAAACATCAATGGCATTTGCTCTAAATGGTGGGTGTCTCACATTTCGAGAATTATCTTGAATATAAAAAGTGTATCTCTGTCCCGGGATAAGTCTTTTTCCTGCAACAATCATTGTGTTCTATTATTCGTTTATTTTTTGTGCGTTGTTGTTTGACCAATGTTCTCCATCAATTTTCAACAGTTCCGATAGAGGCATCTCTTCATCCATAGTCAAATGCGCCTCCCAAAAATACCGGCAGAAAGACCATTCAAACCCGTATTCACAATCGTAATATTTGGCGTATTTTGCAACAGGAAATGTAGGCAATATTTCGCGCAAATATTTGGGCGGTAAAACAAAACACAATTGTGTATGAGGGTGGAGCGGGGCATTCGGTTTCGACATAACTGACGATTTGCCAACGGCGTGTGTCAAATCTTGCAACAAAGGCGGGTAATTGTATTCATATTTCCATTGCCAATCGATGCACTTGTCGGTATAGTATCTGAAAACCCATTCGAGACCTTCGATATAATTCTTGGACACAGATCTTGGATGGTCTTCTTCGCTCGTATCAAACAGGACCTTGTAATATCGTTGTTGCCAACCGTGTTCTCTAGGATTAATGTAGTGCTCTTTCTGTCGAAACATGAGCGGGGCATTATTCAAGGACGACTCATCAAATACATTTTTGTCTGTATACAATCGTATTTCGCCTCGTTTCACATATTCATTGCGGAAAAGGGTTTCCTCGATTGCAGACAAGTATTTCACAATCTTTCCGAAATTTTGCCAATGAATGGTGCCCTGTGAGACATCGACCAAATAATCATCGCGACTCCCCAAACAGGATTTGTAGGCGTCCAATAGAGAATGGATGCCGGTTGTGCGAATATTGATTGCCGGAAAATGGGGCAGAAAATCATTGCCCAGCATGAAACACAGGAATGCATAATCGAAGACGCGCCTGGGAGATGGGCGCGCGCAGTTCATTTCGGCGCCGATAGAGATGCACAATTCCTTGATATTCAAAACATAGGGTTCGCCGGACTTCAACTCGGCGTTGAGACTTTTAGCAAACTCGGGCGCTTCTCGATACACAAACAGGTTTGACTGGTCAATGTGGAAAATAGATAACATAAGCAAGTCGGCATCCAGACCATACACAATAGTGTTTTTACCGGAATGGGAGTCGGGGTTGGCGCGAATGTATTGAAACAGTTTATGTTCACCTTCGCCGGGTTCATTTGCCGAGGACACGACGACTTTGGTGGACTTGGCAAAATGTTTAGAAACGTGGTCAGACAAGAAATTCATGAAATCGGTACCAGGTGTGATATAACAGGAGTTGAAACTGCTTCCATTGCTTCCATTGCTCACATTGAGAATTTTCTCGGTGAACGCGGATTTGTATCGTCGCACCCTTTGTTGGCACATCTTCGCCATAGGTGCAACTCCATCAAATGCTATATAAACGACATTTGATGGTTGAACATTATCAATATATGACTGAATCCGCGCGCAGACCATCGATGAAATCTTGTGGAAATTATCGGATTTGCGTGGCAAGAGTTGCGACCCCTTCTCGAGGTCTCGGATGCAGTCATAGATAATGGAATTGCAGTCCATATAAAAATTGTGGACTGTATTGTTCTGTTTGAAATTGAGAAAAGGTTTAAGAACCTTCATATGGTTACGAATTATGTAAGTAAAATACGAAGGAATTCCCATTGTGCTAATATATTAGATTCGCAGCGTGTAAATCATTTTAAAATATACATATGCGCAATAAAGTGTGACAATAGAATATAGGCATTTACAAAATGGTTGATTTTTTGGATATATGTTTGAAGATTGAACGAATGGCACCATTTGCAATTGTGTCGTATTTTTTAATATCCGGAGTTTTCGCAGGAGATTTCAAATTATTTATTGTGTTTCTCGGATTAATAATAAGTGCCGGATTGACTAGCGCATTTTCTCGATTTTTCGCAGACAACATATATGGCGGAATGAGCAATGACGAAATAGTCAAACAAATCACATCATACAGTGTGTTTTATTTCAGTTCAATGCCATTGTCATATGTACCACTAAGCATAAATATATATGTGTTCTTGCTCTGTTATTACTTGTGGATTTTATTCGCATATGACAAGAATATCGGACAAGATGGTAAAGGCAGAAAGTCGGCAAACAAAACTGCTAGGAAAACCGCGGCGATAAATAACATGCCACTCATCATAGTTTTGGGCATCCTAGTTATAGGTGACTTGATTTATTTGTCATACACATTTAAGAATGCGTTTGCAATATTTTTGCCCGTTGCAATTGGAGTCCTCCTCGGAACAACGTGGCCAATGATAATAGGAAAAGCAAATTGGGCAATCCCAGTGAAAGATGTGGGTGCAAAGTGCTCGGCATCCAACATGAATTACAGTTGCAAGTTAAGCACAACCGGAGCATTAATTACGACTCCATAAATTGATAAACACTATTAAACCAGTTTTGAATGTTCACTGATATTCTGGAACGTATCAAATCGTCGGCAACCAATTTTATACTTCGCTGTCGGTCTTTGTAATAAAACATGAACTCGCGCGCTACGGCAATGGTGTTAAATTGGGTGTATGTTGCGTCAAGTTCTTCCCTATTAAATGGAGCATAATTCTTTCTGACATTGACAGCATTATGGAAATTGAATAGCATATCCTTCAAATCCTCCTTAGATTGAATGGTGTTGAAATTAATTGCATTCAAATATTGTTTTGCGTGCTCGGAGCAAACGGGACACGGCAACGTCGAACAAATGGAATAAATGGTATCGATCATATCTTTGCGCACCTGTTTGAAGTGTTCGGGTTTTATTTTATGGGCGATGACATGGAAAAAACGCCACGTGGGTCTGCCCCATTTGATTTTATTACCATCAGACGGAGAATATTCTTTCGGTTTGTGTGCAAGTTGCGTAGACAATGGGTTAAATGACATGGTGCGTCGATTCTGCATCTGCATTTGCATCTGCATTTGAGGAGGTTTCGTTTGTGTCATGTTTCGATTGACTATGCTAAACATTGAATACAAAAATATATATACTTAGGAAGAAAATGATTACATATAATAATTGTGTTGTGACAACTCATATAAAAAATAGAGCAAATATATATAAATGACAACAAAAGCAGAACTTGTGCAAAACATAAGGGATTGGATTGCAGTGGATAATGAAATCCGCGAATTAAATAAAGAATTAAGGTTAAGAAAAACGAAACAACAGCAAATATCAAAGACTTTGATGCATACGATGAAAGAAAATGAAATCGACGAGTTTGATATTACAGGTGGAAAATTGCTGTACAACAAAAAAACCTTAAAGAAACCATTATCGAAAAAAAACTTGCTCGGCATTTTATCAAAGTATTACAAGGATAATGAAACACAGGCGATAGAGGTGAACCAATTTATAATGAATAATCGCGAAGAAATTGTAAAAGAGACCATTTCCCGAAAGATAGACAAGTCCTAAATCCCAAGTTTGGGTATAGTGTATTCGCCGTTGACAACGACCGATTTTGCAATGATTTTGGGGTTTATCTTGCCTTCCAAAATGTCGGGGGTTTCATAGACATTTAAGAATTTGTCGATGTAATAAACGACGCCGCCTATGTTGCGGGCAACCACATCGACGGGTTTGGTGCAAATGCCACATTCGTCTTCGGCAAGACCGTGAGGTGCGCCTTTTGCGTGGGTTCCGCAGAATTCGCTTCCATCCTTGCGCTTTCGGGTGCATTGTTCATTATTTGCGCGTTTGGCGCTACATCGATTTTGCATGGGTATGGCATTTTTAACGCGCTTCCGCTTTGACAAATCGTCTTTGCTAAAGGTGAGACGATCGTATTCATAGACGTATTCGAGGAGGTCATTGATCTTACTTTTTTCGTTAAACCCGAGTTCAATGATTTTTTCGCGGACGGCGTCCTTGAATCCGGTGAAGTATTGTTCTGATTTGAGGTTGAGTTTCTTTTCCATTGTATTGCGTATGTATTGTATTTTTTGTTCATGTCTGACTTGGTCAAAGATGAAATCAATTTTTCTGGAAACTGCATGGCAGTTTCACATGTAACTACGTTCTGGAAACTGCCATTTAGTTTCACATGTAACTACGTTTTAAGATTCATTGTTTGTCTGTTCCCTTAAAAAAATTATAAAGAAGATTGTCCGGATTATGATTTTTTACATCACCATCAATCATGGCGACGCTTTCATAGATTTTGCGCAAAACGTCGGTGGGGGCGGTAGACCCCACTTTAATAAACCCTTGTTGAATCAGGAATTTCCGTATTTCGGCAATCGGTTTCTGTTTTATCATAAAGGATTTGGTGGTCACGTTATTTCGGATAGTGCGATTTGGCAGAAGAACCCCTATCCGGGGTCGATGCTTATCTTTGCCAACATTGAATGTGCGTCGCAATAATTTCTTTATTTTACGTTGCACAATCTTGGGTTTCGGTTTCTCAGCATCCTTCCTCTCTTGGTGTAGTTTGCGCAAAAGTTCTAATTCTTGTTGCCGTTCATCCTGTGTTTTCAAACTGCCGACAATAGGGTTATGCGGTTTTTTCATGGTCGTGTTATGTAGAGACCTTTTTGTGGGCAAATTGCCGTTTTTTAGACACCCATATTCAGGGACATTTGGAAAAGACATGGTTGTTGTCGAAGACAATGGCACATTTGAAGACCCACTCGAAGACCCGCCAGAGGGAGGTGGCAACAGGAAATCAATAGGCAAATCAACAGCAACGTCAGTAGCAAATTGGTCAATGCCAAAATCGTCCATTTGCTGTCGCGCGGAAGTGTTCTTAAATGTATGATTGTGTGTATTGTGCGAAGGTGTTGGTTTAGCATCGGCAACGGCAGTCATAAAAGTGAGTGATTTATCAAAATCGGATTGAAACTCATCTGTGTTTTTATCAGTTGTTTTTTTTGGCATATCGACCTTGATTTTTTCGCCTTCAAATAGAGATTTGTATTGTTTTTCTTGATTTTCGCGTATTCGCTTGAGGAATTGATTTTTGCGAGTTCTATCGGACATTGGTTTTTCCACAGGTTTAATTCGAATTGCTTTCTCGGGTTTTGGTTTTTTTTTCCTGGATGCATTTTCAATACTAAATAAATTGGGATTTATGAAAATTCTTTTTTTCTCACCGTCGGACATAGATTATACTACTATATAATCTATGGCGTATAAACGATTCATTTTTTACCGTGTCTAAGGCATCATCACACCAAAGGAGGGATCATAAGGCATTGTCACACAATCCAGTGCATCATCACACCAAAGGAGGGATCATAAGGCATTGTCACACAATCCAGTGCATCATCACACCAAAGGAGGGATCATAAGGGAACCTTGGTTCCCTTATAGATATAAAGACTCAGCAATCCTTTTGCGCTCCCTCTTTTCGGCATCTGCCGACCCCGACCTGCTTTTCATAAACAGTGCAAATCCCGCATTCAGGTCAGCAATACTCAGCATATATTTTGACGCATCATCGACGGTTTTGCCATAATTCGTGCGACTATGTGATATCTTGGTCTTAAACAACAACGTGTCAACATCACGCCCGAGTCCCGTGAAATTATCAAATTTGGTCTTGAACCACGCCTTACCACCTTGAGAAAGTGCATCATCACACGTCCATCCAGCAACCTTCACTTTATGCAGAAAGATTTGCCACAGATCATCATAAGTATAATTGTCAATTTTGAACCGCCACACAAACCGCGATTCTAAACCTGGGTTAAGACCGAAGAAATTCGCATCCAACTCCTTTTCATAACCGGCAATAATAAACATGATGTTTTCTCTATTGTGACTGAGACTTTCACACAAAGTGTCGGCACATTCTTTGGAGAAACTGTCGGCACCCTCCTTGTGACCGAGGGAATACGCCTCATCCAAGAATACAACGCCCCCGAGGGATTCTGTAATAACATTCTTGGTTTTAATCGCAGTTTGCCCTAAATATCCTGCTACCAAATCGGCGCGCGTGATTTTCTTAAATGATGGGTTAACAGACACAGAAACAGGTTTCTTAATAACGCCCATCTTCGAATACATGCGACCAATGATTTTGGCAATTTCCGTTTTACCCGACCCCGGCGGACCATACAACACAGTGTGTTTATAATCATCAGCAGACCCCTGCAAATGGAACCCCTGCAAATAATACAACAGTTGGTCGAGGATTGCCGATTTGAGAGAAACAATACCAACCATCGAATTCAATTCCCGCAATTCGGTTTGAATAGTGTGCAACATCTTAACATCAATATTGTATTTCTTGTTCGATAGAGGATATTTGTCGACGATTGCAATGATATCAGCAATGCAATTTATAGACATGTCGATGTTTTCTATTAGACCTGAGGACGATTCCGGTTCTTGCATGGCAAGCGAAGCAATTGCATCAAGCACAGTCAAATCAACCTCATGCGCCTTTTGCCACACAGAGTAATTATGAGGTTGGACATTAGTCAAGTCTTGTTGCGCCAAATTCATTATATGCGCAAAATCGCGTTTTGACATATAATTCTTCTGTTTATAGAAATCCATGTAAGTGTTGAATGATTTTATTTTGGCAAAGTCGATGCTCATTTTGTTGTATAAAAAGATGCCAAAGTTCTATATGATTTTACAAGGATGTTGTGGTATTTAATAAAATAAACAAAAGGAAGGAGTCCAAGGAGGGGTCCAAGGAGGGTCCAAGGGGTGAGCACCTTCGGTGCTCCACTACTCGGCGCCACTTTGTGGCGCCTTGGAACCTTGGTTCCCCTTTAAGCAAAATCATCATTACGTATTTTGAAATAAGAAAACAAGATAGAATTAAAGAGATGTATATATTCCGGTTTATATTCAAGAATGCCATCATCTCTTCGACATAACACATCATCAATCTTTTTGAATCCATTTTTCATAAAAGTTGAATTCAACAATTGATTTATATTCATATATTGTCTGTTAACAAGCGGTCCGTGATTTAAATGATACACATTCAAATCGCACGACCCATATGGCGCATTCACTGTCGACGGTTTGATGTGACTAGAATAATTAACGTAGAAAGACCCAGCACCATTGTAGGACCTTTTTGTGATGTTATTGGCAAGGACGGTGTCACCCATTCCAGAAATAATCATATCATCAAAATAATATGTTGAAAACCATTGGCGGTCGAACGCCCAAACAAAACCAGTGTGTTCAAATTTGTAATTAACAGGATCAAATGTTTTTTTATCAACACAATTGGTTTTGGATTCATGAATGGAATAATCAACATTAAGATAATTTGCAGTTTTGAAAGGTTGCACAATCTTTACACTATTCAGTTTTTCCGAAATTACAGAATACCAATCTGGATTATCAAAGAATATGTCAAAATCCAGAATGCAAATTTTTGTAAAACCCGATGGTATCAAGGGTTCAATCACACGAATCAGATTTTCCTTATAAAACATATAACTGTTTGAACTATATTGAAACACATTTTCGGAACTGGAAAACAGGTATTGTGAATCATCGTCGTGTTTTATTTCGCCGATGAAATACGGGATTTGTGCACAATCCATTTGGTGTTTTATGGTGAGCACGTTCTGAATAATTCTCCTATATTTGCACGGATTGAAATATACAAATATTATTGCGATATCCTTTGTTATAGGGGTGTTATATTGAATGAGATGTGGTTTTGGAAGATTGGATTTGAAAGTTTTTTTTAAATTGAAATTCATGACAACCACAGAAATATAATATATGCGCGGAATCAATAATTATGATTTCACCGTTTTTGCGTGTCTGCGCAAAAAGTTGCGGACATCGTCAAACCCTGAATCATTGTTGACCTTCCATTTTTTACAGAAGTATTCAATGTCTTTTTCGCCTGCGCTATAATCCCATCTTTCTCTAAACAAATCAAGTTCATTGTCGCAAATGTTTGTCTGATTCTCATAAGTTACCACAGAATGAGGAGTCACAAATGTCCCATAACCCATGCGTTTTGCCATCAACGACAAATCAATATGCTGATGCAGAATGAGCAATGAATCGTCCAGTGCACCTTGTTTAAGAAGGTCGGTTCTCACCATCAAACAGTGATATTCAGCATAATCGCATCTTCGGGTCTTCAATTTTTTGAGAATGTGCGCGGGTTGGTCAATGAGATAATGTTTTTCTATAAAATGGTTGCCTCTCACTGTGATGTCACCACCAAACATGTGTATTTTGTCTTTCTTCCACAAATATGCCGGACCCACGACACCTGCATTATTGAGTTCCATGCACACAATGAGATTCTCCAACCACAAGGGCGAAACAGTAATATTGTTATCCAAAAACACGGTATATGGCAAATTCAGTTCGGGGACGACGCTTTTCATAGAAACGGATGGATAAGGCGAATCACTATTGAAAATTTCGACGCCATCTCTTTTTTTAATTTCTTCCAAAATGGGTTCTGGGACTTTATAATTGACAAAAATGAATCGGTAGGGTGCCGTTGTGAATTTTATGATGCTATCGATCGATTGAATGGTTAATGAGTAATTCTCTCGCACTGTCATTACAATGGTAACTTGGTTCGCCATTTTTGTGTATAACATATATACACAACAATGATAGAGACTATTGATGCACTGTGCGAGTTTGCTAAATCGAAAGGATACACAAAAGAAAATATTGATTTGTTAAAACAGGCGCATGTGATTGCAAGTGAATATTCCATAGGCAAAACACGATTTAGAAAACCCAAAAGACCTTTCTTACACCATTTGATATCGGTGTCTACAATATTGATAAATGCTTGTGTGAATATTGAAACCGTGGTTGCGGGGTTATTGCATTCGGTGAAGGATGATATTCAGCGCATTTATGCGTTGAATCCGACTGTTGGTGAGATCGTTGAAGGTTATTTCGACATCACTGTTGGACAAATAGAGATAACCTCTTTTCAAAGTTTATCGCTTGTGAAATCGGCAATAATAACAATACAGATGGCGAACACAGCAGATATGATATTGGCGAAGGAACTTGCCTAGAATGTGCATTTATATTTAATTAGTTTTATACCTTTTTACCATTGAATCGCCAATTTATTTAAACCGTCGAAGAATTAAAATGGCACAAAGTGCCATTTTTTCTTCTAGGTTCGAGACCGATAACCATTTAATAATGCACACTTTGTGTGCCATTTTAAATGTTCATCGGTTTAAATCATAATTCTGCTCCTGAAATGAGCAGAATTATTGAATATAACAAAGGTTATTTGTCGGTTAAAAAGTGACAGTTAACTAATTAAATTCAAAGATGCGCGCCCGAAGGCGCGCATTTATATTTAATTAGTTTTGAAAAGGATTTGAAAAATTGATGCCATTGAATCTCCAACGACCAGCAGATAAAAATGACAACAAACCCTAAAAACACAGAAATGCAAGTAGAACAAATTATTAATCAAGAAAAGATCCAGAAGACTCCTAGAAAGTCCAGAGCAAAGGTTTCTGTCGAAACACCCAAAGTTCCTAAGGACCCGAAGGAACCTAAGGAATCCAAGAAGGTTACAAAGGACCCGAAGGAACCAAAAGAATCTAAGAAAAACGAAGAAACCAAATGTCTAGAGGAAATCGTGCAACATGAGAAGCGCATCGAGGCAGAGATTAAAAAGATGATTGATGAGAATCAGTTAAACCCCAATGGAGACATATTATCCCACATCAACAATTACAATGCTGAGGCGTTCAATATCATCGAGTCTTATTTCAGTGGACAACACTCGTCAAGATTAGTCAGACACCAACTCGAATCGTACAACCACTTTGTGAATTACGACATGAAGCGCACAATCGACATGTTTAACCCCGTAACAATCCGTTCAGACAAGGATTATGTGGCAAAGCACGAAGCACACTCACTTGAAATCAAAATCACGTTCGAGAATTTGAAGATATATTTGCCGATGATTTATGAGAACAACGGTGCCACCAAAACAATGATGCCAATGGAGGCAAAGGTGCGCAATTTCACCTATGCATCCAACATGACAGTGGACGTGCGTGTTGAATACATCGTGCGCGATACAGAAACAATGGACCAACCGCGCAGCATACACAAGTTGTTGCCAAAAATCAGCATTGGTAAGATGCCAATCATGGTAAAGTCATCGATTTGTGTATTGACACAAAACAGTCACATCAATCCTGTATCTGTTGGTGAGTGCGCCTTCGACCACGGCGGTTATTTCATTATCAAGGGTTCAGAGAAGACGGTTCTGCAACAGGAGCGCGCAGCACAAAACATCGTATATTGCTATGACGGCAAGAATGCGTCTCGTTGCATCTGGTATGCAGAAATCAAATCGGTACCTGATTATAAGTGCATATCACCCAAACAGGTAGAAATAGAGATCGCGAGTAAGAACAATGGATATGGATATCCGATGAAAGTCGTGGTTCCGCGTGTGCGCGAATCAATCGACTTATTCACATTGTTTCGTGCACTGGGAGTGAATTCAGACAAGGAAATCTGCTCCTACATATTGTTGGATGTAGAAAGTAAGAAACACGCGGACATGTTGAAGTATTTGAATGCGTCTATTGTGGAAGCAAACAAGACAATGACCAAAGAAGACGCATTGAAAAACATCACAACCTATGTTGCATACACTCCGATGAATATGGACAAGGAGACGGGGTCCAGGAAGAAACGCGATTTCGCGGTAGAAGTATTAAACAACGATTTATTCCCGCATTGTCAGACGCTTCAACAGAAATTGTATTTCCTGGGATACATGACAAATCGTTTAATCCAGACGGCGCTTGGATGGATGCCGCCCAGCGACCGTGATTCATACACAAACAAGCGTATTGATATGACCGGCACACTGTTGAATAACCTGTTCCGAAACTATTTCAACAAATTGGTGAAAGAGATGCAAAAGAATGTCATAAAGGAGATTAATTCGGGGTCATGGAAGTCGAGCGACGATTATGAAAATATCATCAATATGGCAAATGTGTGTAAGTTCATCAAATCGACGACAATAGAGACTGGCATCAATCGTGCACTTTCGACAGGTGATTTCAGCATCAAACAGAGCAATAGTAGCAAGGTTGGCGTGGCGCAAGTGGTGAATCGCTTAACCACTGCAGCAACCTTGAGTCACATGCGTCGTGTGAATACACCCATCGACAAGTCGGGGGAACTGATAGCACCACGCAAACTGCACGGGACGACGTTCGGATTTTTATGCCCGGCAGAAACTCCGGAAGGGCAATCCATTGGTCTAGTGAAAAACATAAGTCAATTGACGCATCTCACTATTTCGACGAATAGCGCTTCCCTCTACACTTATGTGGCACCACACATCAAACCGGTGAATGAACTATTACCCGCACAAGCGTTCAACAAAGTGAAAGTGTTCGTCAACGGATGCTGGGTGGGTATATCCGATTCGCCACAGGAATTGTATCAGGAAATGAAGGAGAAGAAATACAAGGGAATCATCAACATTTACACATCCATTGTGTTTGATTACAAGATGATGGAGATCCGAATATGCAATGATGGCGGGCGTATGACGCGACCCCTGTTGCGCGTTGCCGATGGTCGCGCGGTAATAACACAGGAAATCATTGATGGTTTGTCGCGCGGCGACGTATCATGGAATGATTTGCTAACCAATTGCAAATTGGACAAGTCGGTGATAGAGTACATCGACCCCGACGAGCAGAATTATGCAATGATTGCGCTCAAGGCGAAGAACACTTATGTGCAGAAGGACAAGTGGGCAAAATACACCCACTGTGAGATACACCCTAGCACAATATTCGGAGTGTTGGCGTCGTGCATCCCTTTTCCAGAGCACAATCAGGCGCCGAGAAACACATATCAGTCGGCACAGGGAAAGCAGGCGATGGGTATGTATGCGACCAATTTCGACCAGCGATTTGACAAGACTGCATATGTATTGACGTATCCGTCGAGACCGCTGGTGGACACACGATTGATGAATTGGTTGGATTTAGTGAAGATTCCATCGGGACAGCAAATCCATGTTGCAATTATGTCACACACAGGTTATAATCAGGAGGATAGTGTATTGATTAATCGAGGTTCCATTGACCGCGGGATGTTCTTGACGACGATTTATCACACAGACAAGGACGAGGACAAAAACATCACCCGATTTGTTAGCAGATGCAAACCGGACCCGGCGCGCACCAAGGGAATCAAATACGGCAATTACGACAACATTGGAAGCGACGGATTTATGGCGGAGAACGCGCTTATTAAGGACCGCGATGTAATCATGGCGAAGGTGGTTCATATCAAAGAGAATCGCAATGACCCGACCAAGGTAATAAAATTCGAGGACCAGAGCAAGTGTTACAGGACATCGGAGGAGACCTATGTCGACAAGAATTATGTGGGAAGGAATGGTGAAGGATATAACACAGCAAAGGTGCGTGCGCGCATCTTTAGAAAACCGGTGTTTGGTGATAAATTCTCCAGTCGCCACGGGCAGAAGGGCACCGTGGGCAACATCATTCCTGAGTGCGACATGCCTTATACCAAAAATGGATTAAGACCGGACATCATCATCAATCCTCACGCGATTCCGTCCAGAATGACGATTGGACAGTTGAAGGAGACGATTCTGGGCAAGGTCCTAATCGAGTTAGGTATGTTTGGTGACGGCACCAGTTTCGGCGAGATGGATGTAAAGACAATTGCCGAGGAATTGCAAAAGGTTGGTTACGAGAGTTATGGCAATGAAATCATGTACAATGGATTCACCGGCGAGCAGTTTGAGACCAGTGTCTTCATAGGTCCTGTGTTTTACCAGCGATTGAAACACATGGTGAATGATAAGCAACACTCGAGATCGATTGGACCCATGGTGAATTTGACTCGACAACCTGCCGAAGGCAGGGCGCGCGACGGCGGTTTTAGAATGGGCGAGATGGAGAAGGACGGTCTTTTAGCACACGGCGTCAGCAGATTTTGTAGAGAGCGTCTGTTCGATGTCTCGGATAAATACAGTGTGCATGTGTGCAAGAAATGCGGAATGATAGCACAATATAATGACAAGGGATTTGCCATGCAGAAATCCACATTCACTGTGCATCGGTGCTCAATATGTGAAAACACGACGGAGTTCGCCTATGTGGAGATGCCGTATGCATTCAAACTGATGGCACAGGAACTACAGACCATCAATTGCGTGCCGAGGTTGCTCACTGAGTGAGAGGATCAGATCATTTCCACGTCCCATAATATCGATGCACTGCATAATTGCCAAAGTATTGTGATTTTCCAACATTCAATACTTCAATGTTTTTTTTATTGGAATAATTCAAGTAAACATCGGTAACATAATCTGGACCAGTGGATGAATACACATAATTCAAATCCTTTTTATTTTCCAATTTTTCATAGTCTTTTATTATTTTGTCAATATTATTGTGAATATTGTCAATTAACAACTTCACAAAATCATTTTGGGGTTTTGCGCCAAATGCATATTGTCCAATTAGTTTATAGAATTTTTGGTCGCAGTATTTTTTGAATCTGGGATTTTTGCAGTAATCTTCAGTTATAATTTCATCTTCCGGAAACACACATTCGTGTTTTAACAAATCGGCATTTAACGGTTCCAATCCCTCCATGTCCAAATCGAAATAGAATCCACCATAGTGATAGACCGCAACATATCTAAAGAAATCTATTTTTTGAATAATAATAGGTAATTGTTGATAAGTTTTGTAATATTCGGGGTATTCTTTTTTCAAAAACAGTTCGATGTCATTGTCGTCAAAAAACAAATATTTAAACTCAGGTTCAGGATTAAGTGTTTTGATTGACTTGACGAGTCTTTCATATTTCTCGGGAATCGTTTTGGTTTTCCATGTTTGTATGATATTTTTGGGTATTTCGGATATTGTGTCAAATGGTTCCACGCTTGTTGACATGCATAAAATAATTACAAAAACAAATAAAATGCAAATCCACACCACCTTTTTCATAGTATACATATTACAATTCAAAAAAGATTCATTTGTCAAAAACAACATAGAGAACTGGCAGAAGATATATTGGGAATGGGCGAACAAAAATGGGTATGAGGCGTGCCTTTTTAGCTCAGTGGTAGAGCATTTCACTTGTAATGAAAAGGTCTTGGGTTCAATCCCCAAAGGAGGCTTTGTATTTTTATATTTATACAAATATGAAAATAAGAAAAATAAAATCATATAGAATTTAATTCGTCATTTATATAAGAAAAATGACAAAGGAAATCATGGTTGGAATGGGAATTGTAATAAACATCGGAATAATATTAGCATATCATTACAAGAATTTTAAACATGGTTATTAGGAGTAATTTGGGGTAACCTTACAACTTTTACAAGGTTTCAAGCGAACACTTTAAATTGACATATTCCGTCTGTTTTTCATACAATTCTCTATTGTGGTGGTCAAAAGTGCCAGCAATAATTTGTTTTCCGGTTTCCATGAGCAATAGAAAATCCGTGGCAAGGTTCTTCAACATATCCTGTTTTTTATCAGCGTCGTCGATGGCGTCTACAAACTCCTTAATATTAAGATAATAGCGCTTGTTTTCGAGGGAAAATACATCGTAGGAAGGATCTAATAAGACCTTTTCTTCTTCATCTTTGTCTTTGCCTTCGCCTTTGCTTTCACCTTTGCTTTTACCTTCGCTTTCACCTTTGGTAAACAGAACAACTAAATGCACAACTGCGCTGGAATTGGAGGCATCCTCATTGTTATAGGAAGTGACGATGGCGGGATAAACCTCTATCGCTGCCTTATCAGAATAGTGTTTTTTTAAAAGGTCGTGCAGACATTTTGCATTAGTGTTGCGCGCGCCCTTGATGTTATGAACATGTTGAAAATTCATCATATGAAGAACAATATTTTGCATTATAGAGAGATGGTCGCACAAATAAATGGACAATTCAACGAACAACATTCACACGGTTTTCAATTCTACGTTCAATAATAAATCGGAATAACACGTCCAAACCACTAAATATGACATTCACAATTACCAAAAACCCAGAATTTGCATCATTCTCTATTTGTGTGAATGTATAAATCATAAATCCAAACACTATTAATTGATATGAATAACTTGAAAATAACATTGTTTTGATTTTTTCAACATCACTTTTTGCAAGCATTAAATGCACATAATTGCAAAATAGTTTTAAAAAGAAAATTGGCATCAATGCTTGTAATTCTTCGCTTGTTTTGAATTCCGAATGTGTGTTGCATAAAAATATATTGAAAAAATTCAAGAATGTATTTGACAAGAGATGAAACATAATGATGTGTGTGTAACTCTTCAAAACGAATGCCCGGTGATCTGCGTCCTGTGCCAAAGGCACAGAAGGAAGCATTAAAGGCACCAAATACACGGTTTTGCAATGCGGGCAGAAGTTCTTGTTTACACCTGACTGCAACAGTTGCATAATACAGGCAATGTGATATGCCGAGTTGGCGCAATTGCATGGCAACGCAACAATTATAATCATTTCGACGTCGACGGATTCCAAACATATTAGACATTCCTTGTCTTTTAGAAATTCTCTATCGGGTTTCTTAAAATTTTGTAGATGCGTGTCCATGTGACAGTTTGATATTCATGTGGGATGTGTTTACACCTTTTTTCGCTCAACAATGAATCAGTAAAAATATAAACTTAGACACATTTACATACACAACTAATAAATGAATAACCAGATTTATGAACAAACCTACACCAAAGTGGTGGAACCGACTTACGGAGCAAAACGAGACGCAGACCAAGACATGACGTTTGAATCTGAAATCGGATCCCACGAATACAGCATTTTATCAAGAACAGACATGACCAAACACGAATGTTATAGCATCGACCCGGTTGGGTGCACCGATGCCGACGACGCGTTCAGCATTTTCACAGAGGATGGAAAAATGTACGTTGCAATTCACATTGCCGACCCCACCGAATACATACCATTGTCGTCTGCGCTGTGGCGGGATATATGCAATCGTGTCACCACAAAATATCCGTCAAACCGCAAACCAATACACATGATGCCGACCTCAGTGTTGTCGTTGGCAAGTCTTCAAGGATCCTTTGGAACCAATGCAATCAAAAAAGCAATTACGGTGCTTTCGGAAATTAATCCGGACACATATGAAATTGTCAACGAAATCAAGTTATTATTTACCGATATCCGTGTAGGAGAAGAAACACAATACACATATGAAAGGGCGTCCGAAAGCATGGATACAGTGGATGTATTGAAACACGGATTGCGAATTAGCGAGGTCTTAAAGAATAAGCGAGGTCAAATCACAAAGGGTGTTAAGTTGAGTGAAGTGAATGCGTCATATCCTGTGTTTGAAGATGACCGCGTATATTTGCGAAAATCCGAAAAGGGCGAGAAACAAATGAAAGAGATGATTGCGGAGTTTGCTATTTTTGCGAATTCCTTTGTGGGAGAGTACCTAAAAATCCATTTGAATATTGGAATATTTCGAACGTGCAATGCGAGTGCATGGTTGCAAAATGTATATCCTGGAATCACAGGGCAGGATTTGCTCAAAGAAATCATATCCAATGGAATAAAGGCAGATTATTTGTCCCATGTTTCATCGCACGATTTGGTTGGTATGGCAGAATATTGTCATTTCACAAGTCCAATTCGGCGTTTAGCAGACTGTGTTTGCCATTATTTGTTGAAATACATACACTTGAATTCAACAATGCCTTTCACAGAAAGTGAATTGGAAGAATACGCCAACCGATGTTTAACAGTTGCCAAACAAGACAAGAAAACACAATATTTGGGTATAAAATTCCGTTTGTTGCAGGTGATACACAATATGTTATTAGCGGGCAAACATGTTGTATTGGAATATTATGTGACGAGTTATAGTGGACTGTTTCTGAATGTAATAATAAGCAAAATTAATGCATCATTTGATGTACACATGTCATACACTTTGCGTGTAAAAAAATACAAAAAACCAATAGAACCGAAACAAATGCACTGTGTTGCAATAACGCGGGTGAATTGTTTTGAAAAACACGATGAAAATACGCTACCGGAATTGGACGCACAATTGTTGCGGGAGTAGAAGAATGACGCAATGAATTTCATAAAACATAATGTGATTCGCATCAGACAAACAAAAAACAAATTCTAATTTAATAATAAACTTACTCATTTAGGTGTCAGAGTTGCTTGTCTAATGAGTTCGGCATTATAATCGCCTCTTTTAACTGCTTCTATTTTTGTGTCTAGTTCTAATATTTTATTCCTGTGTATTTCAATTTGGTCTATTTCGGTTTGAATGTCCCGATTTAAACTATCAACTTGTTGGGCAATTAACGCCTCTACATGTTTCAACTGTTTTTTTGCCTTCGCTTCCTTTAACCGCTTGGTCATCTCCGCCACAATGAGTGCTTCCTCATCGTCCTCCTCAACTGCCGATTCAGCACAACTTTTGTTATTTGGTATGATAAACCGAGTGCAGTCAAATCCTTGACAAGTTGTGGTTTGATTGATTCCATATTTATCAACTGCATAAGGTGCACCTTTACCAATTCCTGTTTTCCATTCTTCCCAAGGGATAGTCATTAATCTTTTGCCAAAACATAATATATTTTTTTTATTGGGTTCAATGGGGGTCCAATCCATGTCAGCAGGTTGTTCAGCAGGAGACAAAATAGTATGTATTTGATGAATGTAAACTTCATCTTTTTTGTCTTTTTTATCTTTTTTATCATAAAATGCAAAGTAGTAACCGGGTTTTGATTTATTGGACACACAATCGGTCCAATATCTATCGCCAAATTTATTAAAACTTACGCGAGTTGAATGATTTTTATCTCGCGAAATGCAAGTTACAGTGAGACCTTGGTTCATTTTTATTGTATATTTGTTTTTATTTGTCACAAACAAAAGACAAACACAGATCAATTTTCACAACACAATATATAGAAACAATGCAAACAGACTTGCCAAGAATTATTGCGATTTTGGCGCCGACGGCGAATACAGTTCAAATGTTGCCTCAATTAATAAAGACTGTGGAAACTAGGACGGTGGTTGGATTATCATTCTACATGGTAGCGCTATTAATGCTCACGAATTTCCTGTGGTTTTCCCACGGATTTTACATACAGGATAATTCGTTAATGGTGTCGGGGTTTATTGCGTTCGTCATTAATATGTCATTGATGCTCTTGTATTTGCGGTTTCGAAACAGGTAAAACACGGTTGTTGCGTTCATAATCGGCAATTTTGTTGCGAATTATGTAGATTGCAATATTCGCCCACTTACGCAAGTGGGCGAATACACGTGGAACAACCTATGGTTGTTCTAGATATCATGAGCAAAGATATTTCGGTGGAACTGCGGACTATCATTGGCAAGTCATTGTTCTGCACACTGTAATATATCCACATGCTGGATGAGGCGATGCTTAATCCACAAAATAATAATGACAGACTGTTTGTACTTTTGTTTCGATAGAGAAGATACATGAAAATGAACCGACCACAAACGGAAATAGAGGTTGCAGTGTAGGGCAAATATTGTAATGATGACATAATTATTTGTACAAAATGTTTCTATGTAATAAAACAGAAAACCTAAAAATAGACATACTTATTTAGTGGACCTCCTGTGCAAGGGACTTCGGGTTCAACAATTGCACGAAATCCAAAATCATATACTGGAATATGATTCCAGGCAATAAATCCATGCGACACTTTGGGGAATAGTTTTTGTATATAAGATTTCTGATTCTCTTCCGAAATTTCACTGAAACAGTAATTACTAATGAGGAATAAATCAGCACAGTTGATATTTTCACCATGTTGAATGGCATCGACAAATTCCACTTGCAATGAGGGGTCAATCGTATTTAAATATAGTTGTTGCAGACCAATGATGTGAGTCAAATCGCAAATTCGATACGAATTTATGGTGACCTCATACTTTGGAGCAAAATGATGAATTGCTAAACAAAGACCGCCATATCCACCTCCAACTTCTACCATATCGGTGGTTGGTTTGTTAATGGTTTTATTGTGTGTGAGAATTAGGTGTGCATGATATATGTATCTCAAACTGGTTGGTGAGACCAAAATGGTTGATGATTTAATATTATATGTTTGTCGAGTAGTGTTGCCCAAGGCGTCGTTTTTAAAACAAAAATCAATAATTTCTTGCTCATTAATATTTGTGTTTGACAAAATCAATTGCAAATATAATTCACCTTGGTCTTTTTGCACATGTTCAAGCATATATGTGTAATTGGAGTTGTTCTTAAAATTAGACAAATCATTTGTCTTGCATATGTATTCTACATATTGTGAATATCTGACATAAATATCATCCATTTTATACAATTAAATACACATCATATATTTGTTTTTTAAACTAATTTATTGACATCACCCGATGCTTAATCCAATTACCAAGATAAAGGAAACCTTGGTTTCTTTGAAAATTGATTCTTTTTTGACCAATTCAAACAAGAAGCATAAAATTAACAAACACATAAAATTAACAAACACATAAAATTAACAAACACAATGAACATTTTATTATTAGGACTCATGATTCTCTCGTTGGTTAGCGTGGCACACGCCGGCACTTTCTTATTAGACAACGAGGGGTGGATCGTGAACCAAGGTTACAACAAGGTCTATAAACCCGGTTACAAACCAAGTTTGAAGGAAGCAGAGCACTACAAATACAACACAGGCATTATGAATCATTATATTACAGGAAAGGACGCCATCGTGAATGTGGATTCGAAACACAAGGATGATAAGGATTTGTGGTATTTCGTGTCGCCACCGTTGGAAGAAAGACTAATAGGAAAGGGACCGTATGCCATCACATTTACAATGTCAAGTTTCATGGGCGATTTCAAAAAGATAAATGCGGGGTCGAGAGAGAGGGCAGTAATATTAAAATCCGATACAATAGAGTTATGGGTGTCGATGCCGACCGATTACGACGGAACACAACAGACCTTCTGGATTCCATTGATCGGGGCAACCATTCGAAAAAAAGAGTTGGATGGTCGATTGTCAAAGGTGAGCGATAGAGAAATTCAAAAAGTATTAGGAAATTTAAGGGAAATCGCCATTTTGGGGGATTGGACCCAAGGAATCGAAATGATCGGTTTGGACAACGTGGCGATAGAGGAAATGAATTAATTAGATGTGGATTTTCGCATAACCTGTTTTTTGTTTATCATCTTTCTTGTTTTTCTGGTATTTCTACTCTTTCTGCCCTTCCCACCCTTGTGTTTTTTAGACGAGTCAAGTAGTGTAAACGAAATTTCAAACACAATGCAAGGTAATGTTTGTTTTTTCATTTGTCCAAAGATTGTTTTTTCATATTGCGATGCATATTCTTGTCTTGATGCGTGCCAAAGAATTAAATTATTAAACTTGTTTAAATTTTGCAATTGCATCAAAAAAAGTGGCATAGGTTTACCATTATAATCCAAATAATAAACCATTTCATATTCTTCACTAATATTTGGTTCTCTGCTGGTATTTGACACATTGCTATAATATTCAACTGGTAACATCAATGGTTTAACACCTTTGTTTATTATAGTACCCATTCTTTCTGAAAAATTATTTACATCAACAGAAGAATTATTCTGACCTGAACGATACAGTGCAATTGCTTTATCATAATTTGTCAGTGCATCATTATAATCTGCGCGCGCTTTTTCAAAATTTGCATCACGCGACATTCTACTTGCTCCAACATGCATCCCAAAAATATTTTGACATCGATTTGAAGGACTTAGATACATATTTGTAATATCAAATGAAAAATCTGGGTTATCACCCCGACAAAGTGTTTTAGCGCGACTCATGTAATATTGAAAACTCTGCCCTAGATTTGAATTGCAATACCATCTCATACTTTTTTTCACATCTTCTTTTTGACTGCCATTTGCAAATGTGCTAAGCAAATCATGCAATGTAAGATCGCCTGACAATAGAAGTGTTGTATGTTTAGATGGCATTTGTCCTTCTGGTGGCGCGATTGACATGTCAACAACAACATATGTCTTAATTGGATATCCATTTTGACAAATAATTACCTCACATAATTGTTTTCCCATTTGGGACAGATTTTCTTCAGTTTCTCGCGAATATGTTGTTGGTGCTTCTGGTCCTGTGCTATCATTTGATGTTGTTGGTGCTTCTGGTTCTGCGCTAACATTTGTTATTATTTTTTTTGATGGTGTTTTTGCTCTTGGCATTCTTACAATCCTATACAATTAAATTAGAAAAATAATCAAACAGAGGATTTTGACGACGACCTTTTGCTCGTTCGTTTTCTCCGATTGCTTGATTTTGCTGTTGTCGATGACCGCGTATTCTTTTTATTCGGTGATTTCGCCTTTTGTGAAAAAGGAAACGACGCATAACCCGGGTCGGGTACAATGGTTTTTTTCATAACAATGTGTTCACCGTCGTCATCACGAATGCTAAATGTCGCATCAACAGCATATCCATATTTTTCATAAATCGGTTTTAGGTCATTCTCTTTGATTTTTTCCACCATCAAACAAATCTCGCTTTTGCCAAACAAGTAATATGACAACTGTTCAAACAGGAACATCGTGGGTTTAACGGGGGAAAACTCCGACTTTTTAAAGAGGTCGGGGGCGTGACGACACAGGTCGCATATCCACGCTTGCGCTTCTTGGGCATTGTCGGCATGCCAATTATAAACTTGCAACGATCCCGACGCTTGATCAGCAGTTGCTTTTTTGGGTTCATTCACAAACACATATGCGCTGGTATTAACCGAATCCAATTGATTTTTAATAACATTTGGGGTAATTCCGAGACAGGTGACGAATTTGCCTGTTGCCTTGTCAAACTGTTTACGGGACGAGATTTTGTTGACGACCGCAGTATACTCTGGCGTGCCGTTGATTAAGGGAGTGAGGAATGTCGTTGTTTCATAGGGGATTCCATTGAACACAATATTGTTTTTCATTGCTTTGCCCACTTTCGATGGGTCTCTGAAAGTTTCAACATCACTCATTGTATAAAATACAATGGGAAATTATGGATAAATGGTTATCGGTTTAATATTTAATCAAATAACGGATGACTAAAAAGGGTTGCATATTGTTGTGGGAGTTCCCGGAACCAGCGGAAGCAATCGTAATTCCAGTGTATGAAGAATTTATATTAGTCCAAGTTCTTGAACCTGCTCCATCAGCAGCAAATGAAGGAGGACTTCCGCCACTATTATTAAAATCATCATTGACGGTAGTTTGTGAATGAGCATGTCCAGGGTCACTAACACCATGACTGTGACTGGGCATTTCTGATGTGGTCAATGTGTGGGTTTCAGCACCACCCGATGTTCCCATTAAACGTTCAGACAACCCTGGACGTAATCCAGCGCCAATAGCACCAACACCCACGCGCCCTAGCATATCGGGCAAGTTGAAACTCAAATCGGTTGGTGCTCCGCCATATAAATTGCCGATTGCTGCAAACAAATCGACATATTCAATTTTATTGAGCAAAGCACCATTACATGTTAACCAACCGTCAGGCGTATTGATGGCAGCAGACTGCACAATAGTTCCTGCGGGAACGAGAATGTATTCATCCAAATAGAAGTTGCCGGTGGCATAGAAACTGCGCGCACGTATATCCTTCTTAACAGTCAAATTTCCATTAATAAGTGCATCCCTCTCAACAATCAAATCTCCAAAATGGACATGTTCACCTACAAAATTCGTGAGACGATTATCTAAAAATACATGGTGATTGACGGTGCGACTCTGTATTCTCCTAAAAGACATTATAATAAATAACAAGATTATTTATTATAGGGTGCGCCAAAGGCACTTTTCCAAGGAAATCTCCTAAGAAGCATAGGTTCGCTTCAATGCATAGGGGTTCTGGTTCAACGCAGAATACAAATCCGGTGTGTTGCGGTTCATCACAGCATTGGTATCCAACTGTTGCGCTTTAAAATTCGTTTCGCCAAAATTCGACAATGTCTGACTCTGCGCCGGCATCTTTGGCATCAACGCGCGGTCATTAATCATATCATTATCCTTGGGTTTGCCCTGGTAATTTACACTGTTATTAAAAACATTAGTATTTGAATTGCCAAAGCGACCATTGATGGTGGACGCCTTAATATCACTCGGTTCATATGACAACTCCGCATCATAGGGTCTCAGCGCCGAATTCTGGTATCCAGCACCACCCGTGTGTGCTCTGGTAGTAGTATCACGCTCCTGTGATACCGCCTGGTAAGGAGTGGATAAATAACCATTATTCACTTGACCTCTATTGACGTTCAAATGATTGACGGATTCCTCAGTGGTTTCACGCATTGTGTGCGCAGGTGCATCATTGGGGTTATACAGGTATGTTTGAGGGACAGCAGTCTTAGCGTCACCATAGACGCGCATATTGCCGACAACATTCTGTTTTCTCGATGGGCGCATGATTTCCAAGATGGGTGCAACCACGGCACCGAGTCCGCTCTTAACTGCTCCGAAGTAACTATCGTCTGTTGATCCGTTAGCGCCAGATCCATAGGATCGGTTATTCATATAGGTCTGGTTTGATTTGACACCATAATCACCCTCGCTCGCAAACCCGCGTCCAATGGCATTGGCAACACCCAATTGTCCTTGCCCCAATTCAACACGGTGACTCGGCAAATTCTCACCTGGTGTAATAGGCAACGCGTTTACGCTTTGCGCCACACCCTCGTATTCAACAGTGGTATCAGCACGATTACCGAATTTGTCAATCTGTATGGACTGCGCAGTCTGACCTTTTCCTACACCAGTTGTGGTGAAGTATCGGTCGGGACCCCATTCAAACGCGGTCTCGGGGCGATTCTTATTGAAAACGCCTAAAATTCCGACATTGGTGATGCGACTTTTTGCTGGACCTTCATGATCCAACAACATGGTGTCGGTTGCCTTGCGCTTATTTGCCGTGCGCAAATCATCCACTGATTTGGGCAACCAACTTTCACGTTGCAATGTGCCCGAGTTGTAACCACCAGTACCGACAGTTTGGTCAGCAGGTAGACCCAGACCGGGACCCACCTGCACTTCCTGGAACGGTTTCACACCATTCATGTGCATGCTCGGGTTCACGCGCGATTGGTAGAAATCGTTCATATTGGGCGCACCATGAGCATGTTGCAACTTATCATTCGGATTAAACAGAGGTGATTGCTCCGATTTATTGATTTGCAGAGAACCGGTTCCTAAATAATTGTCGAGGACTGCTTCATTGCTTTTGGGGTCACCAGAAGTCCGGATTTTACCGCCGAAAAAAGGCATCATATTACCGTGTTTGAAATAGTCGGCATCAACCTGTTGTCCGGACAAACTCTTGTATTGATTGTTATCGGATGCAATTTTATTTGCCGTCATCGAATTTTTTGCGAGAGGATTGAAATATTTGTCGGTGTATGCGGAGGGACCGTCATATTTATTCTGTGTGGCAAGTTGCGATGTCACGTCGGTTTCTGAAGACCAGGAATCGGATGGAGGATAGTTGCGGTCGGGCACATCAACATTGGGCAATTGACTACCAAAACCTTCTTTGCCACATTTTTTAGATTTATGTTTTTTGGTTTTCTCTGCTTGATTCGAAACAATGAATAATCCACCAAGTGCTACTAAAGGTATTGCCAGTTGCATTTTAATATAGAATTATATATAATATCTTGAATATATAATTCGATAGGGTGAAACATCTATTTGTTGTATGGCAAAGGATCCGTGAAACCGGTGTTTCTAGAAAACTTGGGTTTGAAATAATCCTTTTCTAAAATGCGCGTGTTCAAATTTTCGTAGAAGGGTTTGTTTAAAAAGGTCATGTCAACCGGATTAATAAAAGGGTCCAATGTGGAGAGCAACCTTTGGTTGCTCCAGGTGTAATTGCCTTCGGCAATTATTCCGTCGGCGCCTAGACGTGTGGCACCTAAGGTGCCATCCCATCGATTCATTTCCTTTTCTTTAAGAACCCATGCAGGGTTCGTGGCGCGCGTCTCATCGGTAATATAATTAACTGTTTCCGGATTTGAATTGGCAACGTTCGGTGCAACACTGAATTTCTTGTATTCATTAATTTCAATAAAATCTTTATTCAAAGGTCGTGTCATGCCTCGCAAATCGCTATTAATATCCATCATATTGGTGGAAAAGTTGGCGCCCCATTTCTGAATGCGGATATGCGGGTCAGCATTAAAAGGCATATCGGCACCATTGCCGGGCACGTCCAAATGATACCGTCCTTTATAAGTATCAATGGCGTTTCTTTTGCGAATTCGTGCTTCGTCATCAAACAATCTACTAGATGCCATTAGCAATATATTCTACATATAGAGATAAAACAAAAAGATTTAGATATTTGACAGATTGCATAATAAAGAATAAATTTATCCAATGTCAACTCCCAAATTATGTCTAAACATGATAGTGAAGAACGAGAGCAAAATCATCAAGCGTTTATTTGATTCTGTTTCCAACATCATCGACAGTTATTGCATTTGCGACACAGGAAGCACCGACGGCACGCCCGAAATCATAAAGGAATATTTTGATGCAAAAGGCATAGAAGGCAAGGTTTATACAGAGCAATTTCGCGATTTTGGATACAACCGAACGCATTCTCTATTGGCGTGCGCCGGAATGGCAAATGCGGATTACATTTTATTGATGGATGCAGACATGATATTGGAAACTGGTTCTCAAAGAGAAGCGTTGGACATCACCCGATTTAAACACGGATTGCCATGTGCTGTGGCGCATTATGTGTTTCAGGGGTCTCCGACGATGTCATACAAGAATGTGCGAATCGTAAAAAACAATATTGGCATCAAGTATTGGGGAGTAACCCACGAGGTGATAGAGACGCCGCCGAATTCCGTGTATTCTGGAATTGGTAAAGAACTGTTGTTCATAAACGATGTCGGCGACGGGGGCGCCAAGGCAGACAAATATGAGCGCGACATCCGACTTTTGTTGTGCGGATTAGAGGATAAACCGAACAATGACCGTTACACTTTTTATTTGGCAAACAGTTACCGCGAGAACGGTGACAAACAGAAGGCGATAGAGACGTATAAAAAACGCATCGAAATCGGGGGTTGGATAGAGGAAATTTGGCAGAGTTATTACAATATAGGAAAATGTTATCAGTCTCTGGGCGAGCACGAGAAGGCATTGGCAAATTGGTTAGATGGATACGACCGATTCCCCGACCGCCTTGAAAACATATATGAGATGATGAACTATTATAGAAATAATAGCAAACATAGGTTGGTGTATGAATTATACAAGATGGTTAAGGACCGTTTGGACAAAACTCGCGGCAAATTGCTAGATCACCTGTTTGTGCAGAACGACATCTATGACTACAAGATTGATTATGAATACACGATTGCTGGATACTATTGCAACCCGGATGCAATCGACGTTGCGGCACTCTGCATGCGAGTCTTAGGTGCACCTACGGTGGACCACGGTATAATAAATAATGTGTTGTCGAATTACAAATTTTATGCGGAAAGTATAAAAAAAAATTGCAGATCACTGGCAATGCCAATAATGACGAAGACATACGACACTTTAAAAAACAGTACGCCATCAATGTGTTATTTGGACGGACACAAAATTCTCATCAATGTGCGACACGTGAATTACATGATTGATGACAAGGGCGGATATGTGAATCAGGACAAGATTGAAACCCGGAATATGATGACTGTGTATGACAGAAAAACAGGGGCGATAGAGAAAGAGTTTGAATTGGATTACAATAGAGAATTGGACAATTTATATGTGGGATTGGAGGATGTGCGCCTTTTTGAACAGGATGGCAAACCTTATTTCACAGCAAACCGCGGTCTTGGAAAAAGCACCGGAAAGGGAAGTGAAATGTCCATCGAGTTTGGCACAATCAATCTAGAAACGGGTAAAACAGAGTCATCAATTTTAAAAAAAACAGATGGCATGAATGCAATAGAGAAGAATTGGACGTTATTTGCGGGTGTGGATCAACCAAAGGTTGATAAGCGTCCACATGACGCACTAAAAATAGTCTATGGTTGGTATCCATTCACTGTGTATGACCCAGATAAAGGAAAGGTCATACTGCAGAACTGCAGCAGTTTGCCGCCGTTTTTCAAGGATGTGCGCGGGTCGTGCAACGGAATTGCAGTCGGATCGGAAACATGGTTTCTCTGTCACACAGTATCTTATGAGGATCGCAGGCATTACTACCATATAATAATCGCGTTAGACACGGAATCGTGCAAGGTCAAGCGCTGGACTAAGTATTTCTCATTCGAAGGAAAATCGGTAGAATATGCACTCGGATTCCTGTATGACACTGAGTATGACGATTTTTTGTTGGGATACAGCGTGATGGACCGCACCACAGAAGTCGTGAAAATTTACAAAAGATGTTTAGATGCATTGTTTGTATAAATTTTCCTCAATGGGATTCTCTCTTTCGCCCCTACATATATTGAATGATTTTCGATGCCATTGTGTGATGCCATGGGTCCGGATCCCATCTATGTGCGCCTTGGTGCCATACCCAACATTTTTGTCGAGTGAATACCGTTCAGACAAGGCAGGATATTTAGCACACATTTCGGCAATATAGGCGTCGTGCGCTTCTTTGGCGAGAATGGACGCGGCAGCAATGCTGGAATAGGTCCCATCGCCCTTCTCCACAGTGGTGTGTTGAATGCTTACAAAGTCATCAATGGATTCATTGTATTTCACATAGGGTTTGAAATAGTTACCATCAACAAGGAGGTGACTGCGGGTAATAGATCCAAGGTCGTTGGTTGTGAGAATCTTTGCTACAATACCAGTTACACAGGTGTGCATACAAGTCATAACAGAACTGAGAATATTGTGTCGGTCGATGGTCTCGGCATCGGCGCATGCAACATGCCAATACAAGGCATTTTGTTTGATATAATTTGCCAGGTCGGTCATAGTTTTTTTAGATTTGATTTTTTTACTGTCGCGCATCCATTCGTGGTGGAAAGATTCCGAATCTTTAGGTAAAACGACGGCAGCAACAAAAACTGAACCGAATAGGGGACCGCGTCCTGCTTCGTCAATGCCGATTTCAAACGTGGCATCGGGCGAATGGAATTGTTGAAGAGGTGTAGAATTTGATTTGAATAGAGGTTTTGCTGGTTTCTCTGGTTTTGCTGGTTTCTCTGGTTTTGCTGGTTTCTCTGGTTTCTCTGGTTTTGCTGGTTTCTCTGGTTTTGCTGGTTTCTCTGGTTTCTCTGACATGGTTGCAATATAAATATTGCAGACCTTTGTTTAATTTATTTTGCAAAACGATAATTTTCGTCATACAATATATATTGTTAACACAAATGCCAGAGTTTAAATTGAGTCCATTGATGTTGTTTGTGTTGTTATTGTTAATATTAATAGTGGCATCATATTATTCAAGTTGGGTAAAAACGTCAGAAGGATTTGCCACAGCAACAACTGAAGAAAATCCATTCAAGGAATTGGCAAATTATTCAAAATACTACAGTGATTTAGTGAATGTGTCTGGAAACTTTTGGTATGACCCAAACAACGGAAATATTTACAGAGTGGCATTGAAAAGCAATGGTAACATTATGGGCGCAACCATCATTGATAGATATAAGCAAAAAGTAAATGTTGATTTTTCGGAAACTGACGACAAACCGGACAAACCCGAGAAAATTGTTAAAAAGAACACAGTTGACAAAATAATTAAAAATTGGATTGAACTTGATACTGCAAACAAGATTCAGTTGAATTACGTGGCAATTGGTGAAAACACATATATGATTGCAATTGACACAACTGACACACAGACATGCAAAATAACAAGGATGATGTATTATGAAAACAAAACATTGAAGAAAAATTTTAATGTGACCTCAAACAATGAATTTGCTCTTATTTCAAAAGAATCATATTTGGTAACTTCGGTAGGCAATGACAGTCGCGATTTTACATATGTGAAGGAACCTTTGTATGACAATAAATCAAAAACTGTGTATCAAATAATGAAACACATAAAGTATGATAAGAGAAATGGTAATTTGATATTGAATTTTGTGTCAAATGAAACTGATTCTTCTGCCTCTGCCTCTGCCTCTGCCTCTCCCTCTCCCTCTCCCTCTGCTACTCCTACTCCTGTAGTTGCCACTCCTACGCCCACAGCAACCACAGGCACATCCGGTTTTAGAAACATAGAAGGGTTTTCTAAAAATTCGGAAACAACAGATGCCATCCAGGTTTACAAACGAAAAATGGAATCAACCGAATTTGTAAACCCAACAAAGATATACACAACAGAAACCCAGAAATCTCTATCGTCATCTTTGGATGACACTGCATCAAAACCATATTTTGTTTCCGACACATTTGGAAACAATACCGTAATATATTGGCCCAATGGTGAAACAACCCTTGTTACCATTTTTGCCAATTGCAGTGTGAATGAAATGGTGCCTTTTGGATTTGTGTATTTCTCGCCGGACGAAGTGGAAGAAAACACCAAACCACCTAAAAAGAAGGAAGACGACAAAGAAAAAGAAGAAAAAAACATAGAGAACGCAATGGATGATTACACCAAATGGTCTCAATACATGTTGAAAACCGAGGTTGTGCCACCGGTGTGCCCCGCGTGCCCGTCTTGCAATTCTGGCGGAGGTGGATTATGCATGGACTGCGGCGGCAAAGGCGGATGCGGAACCCGGTCAAGTGATGGAAAATCGCTTACAACAACTGACAATGACATTGCCGATGTGAAGGGACCATCCAGCGCGGTAGCATCTTTGGGAAAAAGCGCGGGCGGAGCAATCACAGGAACCGTGGATGCTGCAGGTAATGTGGTCACAAAAACCGTTGATTCTGCCGGCAATTTGGTAGGTGGAACAATCGGAACTGCTGCCAATCTTGTTAGCGGAACAATCGGAACTGCTGCCGATTTATTAAAGTCTACTGGTTCGGGACTGAACAGTTTGGTCTCGAGTGATGTGCGCCGTGTTGGATACAACCAATCGTATCGGGGACCTGCCGCGGGCACAAACGCAAATAATGGTTACAACCGTAACAACACCGGAATCGGAATGGTAGATTCAGTGCCCATCGATGTGTATTCATACAACGGCGCGTTGCAGTCGAAGGGGTCTGATTTCCGCCCATTGACGGCAAATTTCAGCACATTTTCCAAATAAAGGCGACGCGCGTTTGAACTGAAAATAATAATTATCGATTATTTGTAGATAGAGACTTTTTACAAATAATAAAAATGACATCACGAAATCACTTGCATATACAAACCCAAGAATTAAACACCATATTTGACAGAAATGGATTGGCGCAAGAAATCAAAAACATATTGGCAAATTTCGAATCAGAACATAAAAACACCAATTACAAAAAAGGATTTTACATATATGGTTCATCCGGTGTGGGAAAGACGATGTTTGTCACGGAGATTCTCAAAGAGATGAACTATGATATCATCAAATACGACGCGGGAGATGTGCGCAACAAATCACTGATTGACGCCATCGCGAGCAACAACATATCATCACGCAATGTGTTGGACATGATGCACAAAAAGACGCGTAAAATCGTAATATTGATGGACGAAATCGACGGAATGAATAGCGGTGACAAGGGTGGATTAAATGCACTTATAAAACTCATCCGACAGAAAAAGACGAAAAACCAGAAGAAGGAAAACACGACACTGAATCCAATCATATGCATCGGCAATTACACGATTGATAAGAAGATCAAGGAATTGATGAAGGTATGCAACGTGTTTGAATTGAAGATGCCGACGCAACCCCAAATGAAAACGTTGATTTCGCGTCTGTTGCCATCGTTGCCGATAGAGAAACACGAAATAGTGAAAAATTACACAATGGGCGATTTGCGAAAATTGGAATTCATACAGAGGTTGTGTATTCAAAAACCGGAATTAATAGACGAGCATGTTTTAAAGAAAATCCTGAATGCGAAAACATTTAATGAGGATACGAACAAAATCACCCAAACCATATTATCAAAACCGTATCGGATAGAGGAACACAATGTTGTGTTAAATGAAACAGATCGAACTGTGGTTGCTCTATTGTTGCACGAAAACATCGTCGATGTGATGCCGGCGTCGTTGCCGTTCTATTTGCGATTTTTGGAAAATACATGTTATGCGGATTACATTGACCGCATCACGTTTCAGAACCAAATATGGCAGTTTAATGAGATGAGTAGTTTGATGAAAACCTTTAACAACAATCGCATATTTCACAAAACCCTTATAACGCAACCGAAAAAGGTGAAGGTGAATCATGATGAAATCCGATTTACCAAGGTTCTTACAAAGTATTCGACGGAATATAACAACATTGAATTTATACATGACTTGTGTATGAAAATGGACATGGACCGCAAAGATTTGATTGCATTTTTTCAGGAGATGCGAATCTTTTATTTAGAGAAAAATGCGGATTTCATAAATGACACGGCAACGATGAATTCGATAGAGGCGTTATTTGAAAGTTATGAAATTAATAAATTGGATATAAAACGCATCTATCGTTATTTAGACAGAAACGTGAAAAAAACGGAAACCAAGGAAGTTGACGAATTGGATTTGGAGGACTAACTGGGGAACGTAGTTCCCCAGGACCCCTCCTTCAAAGAAAACCTACGGTTAAGCGCCTCCCTTCGGGTGGCGCGACGCTCGCATCTTCGATGCGAGTCAACTCCTTGGACCTTTCCCTTTAAGAGGGTTGACTCGTGCCACATTCATTCTAATAATAATTTATAATTGCACCCTCGAAGGAGGGATCTTAAGGGAACCTTGGTTCCATTTTAAGGCAAAGGTCCAAGGAGTTGACTCGCATCGAAGATGCGAGCGTCGCGCCACCCGAAGGGAGGCGCTTAACCGTAGGTTTTCCTTAAAGGGAAAGGTCCAAGGAAAACCGTAGGTTTTCCTTACTGCCCCTTATTTTCGCGCATATTTTCCTCTTCGACTCCTTCGCCTGCACATCATCAATTTCGATTAAATCAGCACCGCACACATAATCGCATGTGACGCTGACAAACAATTCCAGCAATATTGGCAAATCCTCTTTTTCAACACTAGAAAACAAGGTCGGGTCCAATTTCGAAATATGACAATAGAACACTTCTGTTTTATCCACATGGTAACCCATTTTTTGTTTAATAAACAAAATAGTTGCCATCAGTTTTATGAAAACGGGCATAGACTGATCACGCGAATCATCAAAGAACTCATTTATTTCGGGGTATTTCATAACAAACTTTTGCATTTCTTCGTCGGAATTCATTTTATAGTATCTGTATTTATTTTTGCAATCAATACAGATTTCAAGAAACCAATCAATTTTTCTTGGCAAAATCACTTATTTTAAACATGGGTTCGCTCTTATTTGCTGGGTTGGTTTTAGACTCAGACACAGTCGCAGACGGGGTCACAGTCGCAGACGGGGTCACAGTCGCAGACGGGGTCACTGGTTGCTCCGATGACAGCAACTTCTGTATGATTTTCTCCAACTCGGCAATTCGCGCATCCCTTTTCGCAATTTCTTGTTGTTGCGCCTTCATCATTTCTACTGCCTGCGCGGGACCAATCTCTATCGGCGCCTCACCCGGTCGTTGCAAAATAATCTTTGCATTTTGCGCCTGTTCCTTCTCCATTTCTTTGCGACGTTCTTCCAAGATTTCGTCGATCTGTTTCAACACATCTGGTTTCATCTTGGGTTCACCGGGGGCATAATTAAGAAGCAGACCATCGACCTGTTCCACGAAAAACTTCTTAATAGATGCCTCGTTCGCATTCTTGATAAAGTCTTCAACGGTTTTCGGCGACTCTTTCATAACATCACTGTATCCCGCCTCCAACAAGCGACGTTTATCAAAAGTATTATGCTCGTGTGAGAAACATAGGATGGTTTTCATCGGGTCCAACTGCACAAACGGCACCGTGTAATCTTTAAGGAATGCGCGTTCCTCGGCAAGTGCCGCAGTTTCCTCATATTTGCTCGTCTTGAGCAATTCGGCGCGAAAGGCAAATGTCCCAGCAGTGGCGTGATTCTTCTGGTAAGGACCAAACTGTACCATGCGCTGAATGTGTTTGAAATAGATATAGATCTCACTCGACCCGGCGCACAATGCCGTGGGGTTGTCCAACAGGCGCTCTACTGCGTGTTCGATGCGGTCAGGCGGATAATAGTCGTCGTCATCCATGTAGACGATGATAGACCCTTTGCAATGACTATGCATCAAATTGCGTTTGGCGCCGAGATACATCTTTTTCTCCACAGACACATATTTGATTTGACTAATGCCGGAAGCACGGATAAGATCCTGGATTTTGTCGGTGCCGTCATCGACGATAATCCACTCGATGCGGTCCTTGGGATAGGTCTGGTTCTTAAAACACTGAAACATGGTTTGTATGAACGGACGCCGATTGAACGTGGGGGTGCAAACAGACACCAAAGGATAATACTTTTTGGCAACCTTTTTTGTCATGTGCTGTCTATTATTACCTGTTTGACTTATTTTCTAAACACTTTTGTATGGTTTATATATTTTATCAAACATGGATTGATATCCGGATTGTTGATCCGGTTCTTCAATGGTTGACGTAATTTCGGCAGTGAGATTTGCGAATTCATTGCCCAGTTCTTGTGTTTCCTTTTCGCCTATTCCGTATTTTTGAAAAATAGAAAACAACAACTTAGCAGCACCGGCAATTCCGCCGATTGCAAGTGTGGTTTTGAAAAACTTGGACTCGATGTTAAACAGGTGTTTGAAGTTTGCTTTCAACGTAAATAGTAGGATGATTTGGTGGGCGTTATCCATAATGAATCTCAGCACCTCTTCGATATTATTTTTAAACCCGGAAACAAGATCATGTTTGAATACCACTCTACCATCATTCATGTGTTTATTGTTTTCGGCAACTGTCGAAAATGCCCCACCGAGACCATTGATTTTCGGCAATCGGACGATAGAGAAGTAAAACAGATATGCAGAAATGATAAATGAAGAAAATGCAATCGTTGGTTGATAAAAAATGGCAAATTTGAAAACGAGATAGATGATGTAAAAGATGGACCCCGACATTATTTTTGTGAAAAACGACGGAATGACTTCGGTGGCGTTCTCGATGATACCCTTCGAATGGTCGATTACCAAATTTTCCATGTATTTCATGACAAAAGTGATGCCGATCAGCGCTGATAAAAGAGGGTTGCCTTTAAACATGAAAATGGTATTGAACCACTTTGAAATTAAATCGCGTATGAAGTTTCTAAGTCCAACAGGTGATTTCATCACATCAAACAATCGCGCGCCTTGTTTTTCAAAATATAAGAAAATGGACTGAATCTGTTTAAGAAAATAGGGGACGGCAGCAAGAGAAACGGATAAGATAAAGTAAAAGATGGAGCGTTTTCCTAGGAAGGTGTTTGCCATTGCAAAATTGAATTTATCTGGAATGGTTGTCATTACAAATTCGTCGATGGTTGTGACAATTTGCACAATGTAGATTGTGAAAAAATGTACAAACTCGTTTTCTTTTAAAAAGGATAATGAATTTTCAATGCGAAAATTGGTGGGATTCACAAAGAATGTGTAATACCAATTGTGGGCAATTAGGAAAGATAGAAAGGTGACAAATAGAGAATTCAATATGGTTTTCACCATTTGTTCGTCATTTTTGGTGCCTTTTGCCTTCTGCACTGCCCACCCAATGAGATCGAATCTACTTTTATCTTTGCTTTTGCCTTTGCTTTTGCCTTTCTTTTTACTTTTCTTTTTCTTTTTACTTTTCTTTTTCTTTTTGCTTTTCATTCCTTCGATGCCTTCTTCTTCTTCATCATTTTCAAATCCTTCTTCTTCTTCTTCATCTTCACTTTTACCAGAAAAAAATTCATTTGCAATATCAAAAGACTCATCATATATTGATTTCAACAATTTCATGTTTGTAAAATTGTTTTTATCTATTGTGTCCAAAGGAACCTCTAATGTATGAAAAGTAGGTTTGATATTACTAAATCCAGAGGTATTCATTTCCTATATACACAATTGAAGATTAAAAACGGAACGTTTTTAATCTCCAAGGGAGCGGCACAGTGAATATTTGAAACCATGCCTTGCTTGCGCAAGCGGGGTGCGGTTTTAAATATTCACCTGTATATATTTGACATTACTTTTTGTCTCGCACCTTCTACGAAGTTAGGTGCGCGCTTTATCTCGCATACATCAATCCACAATAACCACCAATAAAAGACAGAATATTGTATCGTTCTTCAAACAAGGTCAAATTGTAATTGTATTCATACAGACGCCACGTCGGTGCATTCGTGCCAATGACAACGCCATCCGCATTACATGTGATTTGATAACTCGCATTTTGCAAATCAATGAGTGGCACAAAAGTATTAATTTCCAGTTCAATCGTTTTAAATTTCGACATATTAATTGCACCCGACGGTTGATACGTGTGTGGGTCCGTGTTCAAACAGAAATTATAGCAATAAATACCCTCAGATGCAAACCCAGCAGTGCGCGTGTATTTCTCAACATAATCATACACTTCGCGTGTCAGCAAATTTTCGCGGTATTCACCATTAAACACAATGCCCATGGTTTCTAAAATATCACGGCGATTCTCCACGTTGAAATCACTAGTTATGAAATAACCAGTCTGTGCGCCACTCGGATTTAAAAAAGGACCAATTGGGACGTCCCCCAAATCCAGCACAAATTCTTCGTCAAGTGCCACAACAGGTGCATTTATGATATTTCCAGGCGAGACCCGATAAGGCCAATTAGTGTAATTCGACCATTCATTTCGCATATACACATCATTACGTTGCAAATACCACATCCAATTAGCAACCATGCCGGTTGTTTGCACCTTGAGTTTTTTCGCCCCCGTCACGTTTTCGAATCTGTATTCGTGCACATCCTTGATGAGATACACCTGGTCTTCGGCAGTGAAATTGCGCACCTCATCCTTCGACAAAAAACAGTAATTTGCTAAAATGTGGACGTCGGCATTCCATGTGGTCGTCTTATTCGAATAATTATCGGGACTCAAATTGACGGCAGGCGGCGTCTGCAAAAACCGATAGAACTGCAATTCATCACGCGTGTAATCCGGTTTCACATAAGGGCGGTTGTTCTGCCCATCAAATATATCGCGTATTTGGTATAATTCTTCCACGGGGCGCATCGTCACAGTGATGGTCATTTCATTATATTGAAGCGACGCCAACGGGAAGGCACATTTGCTATCCAAACAGAACCATGTATTGAGAGGAATATACAAACTCCTGCCGCGAATACTGGGTTCGGCACCCAATACATTTTGTGTGTAATAGGACGACGGATACGAATTGGCGCGACCTTGTGCGTTTGCCGGGTCATTAAGATCAGCAACATTGCCGGTCATCGCGTAGAACAAATTCTTTTTGTTCACATCAAAATCGCGTTCGACCATTGCTGCTAAATATTCACCCGAATATTTTTGAATTGTGAAACTGCCACATTGGATTTCGATTTCCTTTATTAAATGCGTGCCGATGTTTCGTATCCAACGAAAATCATAGGATGACCATTGAAAATTGGTTTTTTCATTGGGATGATAAATAGGACTCCAAATGTGTGGCAAAGTCATAACCACATAGGTATCCATCAACAGGTCTGCATGTCGGGGCACTTTGAATGTGAAAACTGATTGTTCGGTCAATCGTAGGTCGCGTTGTCCAGCGTAATCAATGCGAAACTTTTGCATTCCGAAATTCGTGTATTTAGAGTAAGTTACTTTGAAGAAAGTTTTGCTGGGATTTCCTGTAAGAATGACGTTGTTATTTCCTTCTGAAATTATATTTAGTAGTCCTCCTGCCATAATAATATAGGCACAGAAATATTGTCTGTGTTATTTTTTACACATAGAATATAGAGAAACCCGATGCACATAATAAAAAAGTTGCTGATTTTAATAATTGTTCTGGTGTCATTTGTCATAATTCACAGATTGTTGAAGGAGAATGCAGACGTGAAAGCACAGATAGATAAACAATTATCGGAACCCAAAAAAGAGGGATTTGCTAGTGCATCTGCAACACAGGCACAGGACCCAGCAACACAGGTCAAAGACCCAGCAACACAGGTCAAAGACCCAGCAACACAGGTCAAAGACCCAGCAACAAAGGCAGAAGCAGAGATGTTGGATAAATCAGCATCTGCCTTGGGTCGCGAACTCACGTTGAAAACCATTTCTGAAAAGTATCTTGACTTCCCTCTGCGCGAGTTTATGATAAAATCATCCCACAACAGTGCAATCATCGGCAAAACAGCAAGCACAGACGCAATCGATTTTGTATTAAAACGCGGATGTCGCCTCATCGATTTTGAAATACATACACGCAATTTGACCAACTCAAAAGATGCCGAGTTTGTATCCTATTCGGATGACCCCAAGCACAAATCAATTAACACCCGATTAACACTTACTTTAGAAAAGGCGTTAATGTTTGTGGCAGCAAATGCATTTTCAGGAATATCGCCGTTGCCGGATGACCCCATTTTCATACAGTTACGAATTAAAAATAACAGCAAGGAAATGTTTGACCGCACATCCAAGGCAATCACCACGATATTTGGAGACCGACTTTACAAGAAACCGGTGACCGGCAGCACGCCCATTAAAGAATTAATGGGTAAGGTTGTAATAATCTTGGATGCAATATCATCACGCAATTATGAAAAACAAGCAAATTGCACCGGTGAAGGCGTAGAGTTGAACTGCATACCATACACACAATATGTGGGTTTAGTGAGCGGAACGGTCGATTTGCCGAAATATTCATACACGGAATTTTACGATTTGACTGCGCCGCCAATCATGGTTGACAAGTCGGACCGCACCGACGTTTCTCGGTTTATTATGATAACGCCGCCCGATGTTGGCGGAAGCAACATTTCAATGCCAGACATCGACAATTTGAAACAATTACCGGTGCAAATGTTATTGGTGCCGTTTTACAAGCAGACGGATGAGTTGAAAAGATATGAAGAAATATTCAATATTTGCAAGTCGGCATTTTGTCCCATAGGATATTTCATTCGAACCCAATAAAACACATAATATTCTCATGTTAGAATATATGCCACGATACAACAATTCTGTGTGTGAAGATGACATGACGTTTCAAGACTGCGAATTGGCAATTCTGCGCAAGGCGGTGGACGACAGTGAATTGAAACAGGGTCAAATCATTGCAACCAACGAGGATGTGAAGAAAATAATAGTAATTTTAGAAGAATTTTTGAAATTGAAAAAGGTGATTTGTTATGGCGGCACTGCCATCAACAACATTTTGCCCAAGGATGACCAGTTCTACAACAGAGAGTTGGAGTTGCCCGACTATGATTTTTATTCGAATGATGCCATGGATGATGCGATTGAGTTGGCAAACCTCTATTACGAGTCCGGATACACGGAAGTCGAGGCAAAAGCAGGCGTCCATCACGGGACATACAAGGTGTATGTGAATTTCTTGCCGATTGCCGACATCACCCAACTTAATTCGCAGATTTTCGACGAATTGTATGCGGCATCCATCAAGATTGCGGGCATCCAGTATGCGTCCCCCGATTTTCTGCGCATGGGGATGTTTTTAGAATTGTCCAGACCCGACGGCGACGTGAGTCGCTGGGAAAAGGTGCACAAACGCCTGAATTTGCTAAACAAGCATTATCCGCTAAGAGCAACAATGAAATGCGACAACGTAGAATTCCAACGACGTATGAACAGATCATCAAAGAATGACCCAATAATTAAAAAAGGGAACATGAAGATAGAGGAAATCGAGGCAGAAATATTCACTATTGTGCGCGACGAGTTGGCGTCGCAGGGTGCCGTGTTTTTCGGCGGATATGCGTGCAGTTTGTATGCTAAACATATGAAGGACAAACATCGGCGCGCAATCGCAAAAATCCCCGATTTCGACGCGATTATTGATAATCCTGATCGTGTGGCGCTCATAATAAAAGAGCAATTGGAGACGAGTGGATACACGAAAATAACGTTGACAGAGCACGCGGCAATCGGCGAAATTGTCCCGAGACACATTGAGATAAAAATCGGCAAAGAGTCGATCGCATTCTTGTATGAACCGATTGCGTGTCATGCATACAATAAGGTGAATGTGGGAGACAGAATGGAAATCAACGTGGCAACGATAGACACAGTGCTCACCTTTTATTTGGCATTTCTGTACACGAAAAAGATATATTATTACAAGGACCGTCTGTTGTGCATTGCGAAATATTTGTTTAATTTGCAGGAGCAGAATCGTCTCAGTCAAAAAGGGTTGTTGAAGCGATTTTCGATGGATTGTTATGGGAAACAACCGACGATGGAGGATGTGCGCGCGGATAAAGCAGCAAAGTATGCAGAGTTGACATCCAAAAAGGGGACGCGGGAATATGATGAATGGTTTTTGAATTACAAACCGGGCGCGGGGAAAAAACAGACTAAGCAGGAGGGAAAAGCAAAGGTGTTGGACACTAATGATATTATCAAATCACCGAGAGCACAAAGTAGAAAACAGAAATTGGAGGAACCAAAATCTAGAAAAACGAGGCGAAGTAAAGTGAAGAAAGAGAAGGAGAATGAATACTTGATTTGAGTAATTTGCAAAGTAAATTGCGACACTTGGTCAAGTGAGACCAAGTAAAGAGACCCAAAATTGATGTCTAACACAAATTAGACATGAATTGTTGTATTTATGCGGGGTTTTCAACAACGGACATGGATATGGCATTGTTGAGATGATCTTGTAGTTGGTCGATGGTTATGCCAAAATCATCCGAACTGTCTTCTACAGTGTCGGGTGCTCCGCACCCTTTGACAGAGCACCCTTCAGAACTTTCAGTTTCCTCTATTTTCTTGACGGACTTGGTTTCTACGACGCCTTTTGTTCTTGGTCTGCCTTTTTTTTTCGCGGGTTTTTCTCCTACATTTTCTGGCGTGATTTTTTCGTTTTTTTTTTCAGTGGATGTTGTTATTATTGTGTCTTTTGAACTGGTTGCTGATATATCCGATATCTCTGACACATCTGATGTTTCTGATGTTTCCGACATGGTGTTTGTGTTTCGTCTTACAAAAGGTGGAACATAATCTTCAAACTCATTTTGTATGAAGTTCACGGATACAGAAGGACTAATTACAGGTGTATTTGTAGGAGTGATTGTGGGAGTGATTGAAGGAGTATTTGAAGGACTAATTGAAGAAGAGTTTGAAGAAGAGTTTGAAGGAATAATTGCAGGAGTATTTGAAGGAATATTTGAAGAAGAGTGGGAAGGAGTATTTGAAGGAGAGTTTGAAGAAGAGTGGGAAGGAGTATTTGAAGGACTAATTGAAGAAGAGTTTGAAGGAGTGGTTATGGAAGATTCTTCGGAAGATTCCTCGAATTCTGGTTCATCCGAAATTTCGCTCGAAATCTCCTTTTGCAAGGCATCCATTTTACCAAGTAACTTCACCAGATATTTGGTCTGAGTTGTTTTAAAAAAATCCATATAATTCAAATACAACAATATTTGGTCTTTTAACACAGAGTTATCATACTCGAGTGTTTTGATGAAATTAAAAATACAGATGCCCGTTTGCGATTTTGTGTTATATGCATCAATGTTGTCACAATTGTTGTTGTAATATTCAATGAGCGTATTTATGAGGAGGCATGCATTCGAATGAATTTTGATGATGTCGTCAACACTGTATTCAAACAGGGGATTGAGGACATCATATGCCGGCAGATCAATCAATTCTTTGGGAAAAACATATTTGTATTCTTCAAAAGTTATGCGAATTAGTTTTACTAATTTGTAATAGTCACAATACACCCTGTTTGACACGAGCAATAGAGATTTGTGGAGATTGTCGGTATCCACACTAAATGATTTGATTTGGAAATTGAAAGATTCGAGACAAAATAGGAATATTTTTTTATTACTGTTTGTGGAAATCATGTCGGAGTAAATTTGCTTTAATCTGTCCAATTTTTTTTTAACAGTTGCCAAATTATTTGTAATTGCATGGATATTTTCTTTGACGATAAAGAATTCTGAATTTAATGTTTCTAATTGCTGTTCCATTTATATATTGTGCACATTTTATTGGAATCCTAAATTGTTTTTGCCGATTTGTAAATGTCTTCGTCTGAATCAATTGTTGGTTCTTGAACTGGGTCTTGAACGGGGTCTTGAACTGGGTCTTGAACGGGGTCTTGAACTGGGTCTTGAACGGGGTCTTGAACATGGTCTTGAACGGGGTTTTGTTCATTGTTTACATGGAGGTTTTCAATAACATTTAAAACAAGGTCTTGCATAATGTTTGCAATGGGTTCTTCGGATTGTTCTTCTATGAAGCATTGAACAACTTCACTTGGAAGTTTTAAAGTAAGAGTATCCTCTTCCTCTTCCTCTTCCTCTTCATCTTCCTCTTCAACTTCCTCTTCAACTTCCTCTTCCTCTTCCTCTTCCTCTTCATCTTCCTCTTCCAAAGTTGCTTCGCAACCGTCACTTCCTACGGAAGTTTCTTCCTCTTCATCGGAAGTTTCATCATACATACAATAATTATTCGTGACAAGTCGTCTTTTTCTTCCAAAAATAATATTGTCTCTATCGACATCACACCACCCCTTCTCCATGATAGGTTCAACAACAGGGTTGATATAAGTGTTTTCATAAACGGCATTAAACTGTTCGTAAAATAGAATAACTAATTTTACAAATACACTTATAAAATTATAAACCTCACTAAATGTATGTTTTATATATTGAATCATTGCTCTGTAATATAGGTTGAATACAAAACAAATGTCTATATCTTTACGCTTATTATTATTTTCTTTAGCAAAATATATATCAACACAATGAGCAATGGATTGCCAGATGACAAGGAATTTGAGACAAATGCAATATCCGATGTGTTAAAAAGTGATGTGTTAACTAGTGGAGGAGAAGACGACAAGTCAAAAGAACCAAAAGAACCCGAGAAAAAGTTACCCGAGGTCAAATGGTCAAAGGAAAGCGAGAAAATCCCCAGCGAATGGTGCGACATCGCAAAATGCTACAAATGGTTGCACAACCGCGCCCATCAAAAGTATTCTGTGTTGCACGCGTGGTTCACGATTCCCGCCATCATTTTCTCTACGATTTCCGGAACGGCATCTTTCGCACAGGCAAGTCTGCCTATATCGTTCCAAGCATATGCGCCTATGGTGATCGGTTCCGTGAACATTATCATCGGCATTTTCACGACCATCCAGCAATATATGAAAATCTCCGAACTGAATGAGTCGTACAGAGTGTCGAGTATTGCCTGGGACAAATTCGCGCGCAACATTAGCATCGAACTTGCCAAGGCACCGGAAGAGCGAAGCATGGACGCGGGTCATTTCCTAAAGGTGTATCGCGAGGAGTTCGATCGATTGATGGAGACGAGTCCATCCATACCGAAAGGAGTCACACAGGAATTTGTTAAAACATTCTCTGGTAAGAAACCATATTGCTGCTGGCCCGAGCAGGATGATGCTGCCGACGAGGAGGAAGACGAGGAAGTGCGCAAGACCCAATTCAAGTCTCTTAAGAAACCCGACGAGTGCGACACCATCATTGTATCTGAACTGGGCAAACACGATTGGTATAATCCAGCAAGAATTCCTGTTATAGTTGCGCCGCCCCCACCACCACAAATTGCTCCTGTCATCGACGAGAAGTCGATCGAGAACATGTTGTCGCAGAAGATACGGGTCATACAAGATAATGTGAAGAAGGAGGAAGAGGATAAGCGTAAATCGCTGGACGAGAGTCGATGGATCGAGGAGGAGAAGAAGAGACTGGAGCAAGAGGACAACGAACGCAAGGAAAAGGTGCAATACCAGTTCCGACAGGCAGCGATAGAGGTGGCAAACAAATTGAAAATGCAGAATAAGAAGATTGAAGAGAATGTGAAACTGTTTAGAGAAAATTATAGTCGCAATCCTTTGAAGGAGGAATTGCAGGATTCGTTGAATGGTGAGGTGGATGAAGATATAATGTCCAGGTTTTTGGACAGATATGACCCCAATCGAGGAGAGGACAATGTATAAAAATAAACATAAATAACCTGTGTTGTTTATGTTTTGTAACCGATAAAGAATTAAAAAAAGGATTTTATGGTATTTGCAAGGAACCCCTTTTCTTCAGTCACTGAACTGGTTGGAGGAACCTTGGATTGATTTGGTGCTGACGGTTTTATTAGTTCTTCTGGCAATTTGGGTGCTGACGGTTTTATTAGTTCTTCTGGCAATTCCGGTGCTGACGGTTTTATTTCCAACAAGTTCTCTGTCAAAGTATCGGGTTTTTTCATGGGACCCGGTTTTTCATTCACAATCTCCTTCATTTTTGTAATCACCTTGTCTTTCAACATAAATTCAACCGTAGTTTCATCATAAGGATTTACGACGGCGATAGAGAATGCCATCAAAGTGATCCAAAAACACACCGAATAAACCACAATCATGCTTTCTGTAGTTGTTGGTTTAAATGCTTTCAACACAATGCCCATTGATCCTAAATAAATCACGAGAATAGATGCCAACTTGAAATACTTGTTTTTGAAAAAATCCACGCCGGGAAATATATTTTCCAAAGAAAAAGGCGGACTTTTAAATATTCCCACGCTAATCATAGACATGATTTTATTAAAAATATTGCCAAACATGCCACTAACATTAGAAGTGCTGATTGCAGCAACATCTGTTATTTTTTTAGATTGTTCTGCTATAACTTCCATAGTTGCGCTATATATAGTGCTTACCCCTTTTTGTGTCGTTTTATACCTTTTACACCTTATATTGGTACAAATTGGTCAATGGATTTGACACCCCAATACTGGACTCTGTCCACAGCAAATGATACAGTGTTGTATTCGGATGGGTCCATATTTTTGTGTTTCTTTTGAATTTTCATCAAAAATACGATGCATCGAACATAAGACTCGTGTGTGTCCTCTATCGACTCTGTAAAATAATAATGCAACCCGATGTCGTCGTAATCGATGAGACAGTCGGTGGTTAAGAAGGTGCCTAAGGTGCCTCCGGCACCGTCGAAATTTAAATTTCTTAAACCATCGTTCAATTCATCCCGCGTTAAAGCGTGCAAATCGTCCCCACAAATATACATCACTTGCGGAACCTCTATCATTTCCAAAATGCCGTCTGCATTGTAAAACCACGGTTGCAAAATCGCACATTTAGGAAATGTGTCATCATCCTTGTCAAACATATTCTTAATGTTTTTCCCAAATTGATTGCCCTGAACCTCCACAAGATAGCACAATTCGTGCGCCACTGAATAAATGAACCCCGGTTTCAATTGTGCATCTGACTCCAATAGAGAAGTGATATCAAAAAACATATAGATATCATCTTCTCTATCGATGAACCCCTTGTAAGCGTTATCATACAAAATTTCTGGTTTGGAGGAAACAAACAACGATTCCAATTGGTCTAAGGGGTCCTGACCCGGTGCCAACTCAAACAAATCCACTGTTTTGTCAGTTTCGTCGGGGAACAACACATATTTCACAAAGGGCAAAACACAGGTATAATCGATGCAATATATGCACATATGGATTTTCTTGGAATCCACATCCTCCGGCATGGATTCGGATAAAAACTCCGGGTTTGGATACAGAATCTTATTCATTTTGTAGATGAACGGTTCCTCCTTGTTTTTAGAAAACCATTCGGCAGAATCGGTTTCAAAATCGGAATATGAGTATTGGTCGTCCATAGTTTATTATAATATAACAAGACAGAAAACACTAAATAATTTTTAGTTGCATTATGTATAGATGGAGTCTACTTTGAAAGATATAAAAAGCAAAACATATGGAATTGTCACGGACCCCACATACATGTCATACAGTCTGATTGGATTGACCACTTTCATTTTAGGATATTATGTGTTTTATGACAAGAACAGCAGTGGCATATCAAGTGAAGATACCGCGGAATCTGCTACATCAAGCGAAGACGCAGTTGAAGCATCGGCACCCACTGAGGAGGTGTCTGAAGCACCTGCACTATTTGATAGTGAACCCACTGCTCCTGCTGTTGCTGAAAGCGAACCCAAGGAAGGTTCAGGTTCACTGCCATCCATGGACAATATGTTCGGAAGCACCGAGGAATCCAAAGAACCCAAAGAAGAAAAAACGGTCGGCGGTAAAAGAAAGAAGACCCGTCGCCAGCGAAAACAGAATAAGAGTGCTAAGTCTAAAAAACAGTCAAAGCATGCTAAAACGAAGAATTAAGGCAAAATCGCACTCAATTGTTCTTTTTGGGTCGGCGTAAGCGTTGTTGGAAATTGGACATCAAATTCAATAATTAGATTCCCGTTAGTTGCGTCCTTTTTCGGCATCCCCAAATTTTGGAATATCTTTTTGCCTCCTGGAAACACAATGGCATTGGCAACAGTCAAGGTCAAGTTCTTACCATTCAAATGCTCGAACTGGAATTGCGTCCCACACAACGCCTCTTTCAAAGTCAACGATTTTTTAAATAATATGTCTTGACCATTTCTTACAAAGATTGAGTGTTTATCAATGGCAACGCTGATTTTAATATCACCACTGTGGGATCCTTCCACCCTGTTTCCGGCACCTTCCAACAGGATGGATTCTCCATTATCGATTCCGGCAGGAATCTGCACCTGGATAGTTTCTATTTCGGAAATGCGGATACCATCATCTTTGCGCATAGTCCAGCGTTCAATTTCGATAGGAGCAATGAATCCTGTGTAGGATTGCTCTAAAGTGATGGTGACCTCTTTTGTAATGGTTTCGGGTTTTCCGATATGGCGTCTTATGAAAGTGGCGCCGTTGCCGTTGTGGACGATTTCGATGTTGATGCCTCCAGGCATTCCAGGCATGCCTGAACCCATTTGACTAAACAACATTTCAAAAAGATTTACTCCTCCCCCCATGCCTCCAAATCCTGGTGGAAACCCCGGCGGAAACCCGGATATGCCTCCAAATCTATGCGCACCTTGTATGCCATGCAATTCAGCATCATACTGCTGTCTTTTTGTCGGGTCTCGCAGCACTTCATACGCCTCATTCAACTGTTGCATAATTTCACCTGTATTTGGGTCTTGGCACCTATCGGGGTGGTGTTTGAACGACAACGCACGGTACGCCTTTTTGATTTCACTGTCGTCGGCATTCTCCTCGACTCCGAGCACTTCATAGTGGTTTGGCATCTAAAATATATAATACTCAAAACAAATATTCTATATTGTAATTCCGCAAATTAAGATATAAACAAAACGCAACATTTCACAATAATACATAAATGGAATCATCGTCATCATCCATTACATTTGTGAACAAATATAAACCCTATTACATAACCGATTTTTTCTTGGACGAAACAAACAAAAAGGTTATCAATGCATTAATTGAATTGAACGATTTGAATCTAATACTTATTGGTGCCGAGTGCGCCGGTAAAACATCGCTAATGCACGCCATCATTCGCAACTATTACGGTCTCGACAAGACCGCCACCTTCCCCGAGCACAACATCATGTTTATTAACAATCTCAAGGAGCAGGGTATCCAGTTTTTCCGTAACGAGATGAAGACCTTTTGTCAGTCGCAGTCGAATATCCGAGGCAAGCGCAAACTGATTGTGGTGGACGACATCGACAGTATTAATGAGCAGAGTCAGCAGGTGTTCCGCAACTACATGGACAAATACAGTAATAATGTGCAGTTTATCTCGGCGTGCACGAACATTCAAAAAGTGAATGAGTCGTTGCAGTCGCGCCTCCACATATTGAAAATCGACAAACTCCAACGGAAACATTTGGAATTGACACTTGAGAAGATCATCGCGATAGAGAAACTGGATATTGACCAAGAATCGCGCAATTTCATGCTAAGTATTTGCAACGATTCGGTGCGCGTGTTGATAAACTATTTGGAAAAGATCTATATTTTGGGGGAACCGGTAACATTAGAAAAGGCGCACAATCTGTGTTCCAATATTTCCTATTTACAATTCGAAAAATACATTTATGCTTTAAAAACAGGAAATTTGAAGGCAGCGATAGAGATTCTCTATGAAATACACGATCACGGATATTCGGTCATTGACATTCTCGATTACTTCTTCAATTTTGTGAAATTCACGCCCAACATAGAGGAGAGCATTAAATATCAGATTTTGCCGTTTTTGTGCAAATACATCACGATTTTTCACAAGGTGCATGAGGACTCCATCGAATTGGCGTTCTTTACCAACAACCTTGCCGAGATATTTGTGCCTGTATAAATTATAAATGAAAATGCGCGTTATTTTCATTGTGTTATTTTTCGCATTTATAAATATGATTTATTACTTTTGTGATGAGACCGATTTTGCGTGGGTAAGGAGTGAAAGTCGACGTAAAAGGTTTGACACCTTTTGTGCGAATTCATGGTTACAAGTGAATCTTATGGCATTTATAATGGTGTGCGTATTTGTTGCAATAAAGTGAATCAATGCCATTGTCGCATGGTCAATTCGGCACACATACTAGTCAAAGGGGTCCATGAATGATGGGTGAAAGAGTTTATCTTTCTTATAAAATGTCTCTCGTAGGAATTTCGGAAATTAAGATTATTATATTTTTTGTCGATTTGCCTCATAGCAAATTCATTCTCTATTATTTTACTCACAACATCGGGCAACACTTGCCATTCCAACCGTTGGCACTCTTCAGACATCAACTGTTTGTCGAATTCTGCAATCAAGTCATCGCCCCTTAATTGAGGCAGAATATATTCCTCTTTAAGATGCACTTGTATATCCTCCGGAAGGATTTCATACAAGGTGTTTGCTTTTTTTAAATCTGTTTCCATTTCTATATATTCAATGCATCCTGTTTCTAATATATTTAACAAAACCCATTTGCAAAAGGATTTGCTTGGACCATTGCCATTGCCCCTACCAAGCGAACTACAGGATTATGTATTTTCATTTTGCGAAGGGTATGAGCGCGCCGACCTCGGAATAAGGTCCTTTGCGTTACCTCTACGAATTCCACTTCACATAACAACTATTGCACCTTTGTTAGAATTTAATATTTGCACAATTTCACGAAGCGACGAAATCGGTGCTACGGCAACCTTTGTAGAAAAGAAAAATACAGAGAATTCAAAAGGTTATGTAAGCAAGATGGTCAAAACAGATGAAGACGAAATTTTATACACATGGATAAAGGTTATCAAGCACAATTAGATACTTAGAAAAATCTGCATATATAGTAGCAGTGCGCCCAAATATGAGTCAAATTTTCAAGGAAAATGTAGAAGATGCCTTGTCGAAAGATGTCTTGTACAGTTTGCTTGATCAAATTTGTCTTAGAAAGGAAAAATATTATTTTTTGGATGAAACAGCATATCGGAAGATGTTGTTTCACAATTTACACACAGGGTTTATTGAGTCATTGAGACCCCATTATCATACAGCAAAGGTGTTTTATCTTGACCGCGAATTCACCTATAATAGTTTTACCAACATTGTGCGACAGGTGTGTAAGCATTTTGATATAACATATGATTCGGAAATCAAATTCTGTCACTCGAAATACTATATCAACTTTTTTATTGAACCGAATGAGTCTCCCGAAGGGAGACCGTCGGGTCCGAAGGACCCTTAAAGGACCCTTAGATACTCGTAACACTCTTAACCTCTTTACTCGCAAAGTATTCGTTGCTACTATCGACAATGGACGCTTTCAAATATTTGACTAAAATAATCTTCGTTTTCATCAACTCCCGGGTTGATAAATACGCCAACCACTGATATTTCGTTCTTGAGAGAACCTCGTCGGCAGGAATAACAATGCCATATGTGCCACAGTCCAAGTCCAAGAAATCCTCACCCATCAGGTCGTCTAACAAGATGCGTTTGCCCGCCTTGCTCTTGATTCCGATGAGGCGACCATCGACAATTGTCGCCTTACCCGCATCCACTTTAGCGCGCAATAGTTGCGAGGTTTCGCCCAAGAATTTCGCCTCGTTCGAAAAATGGTTCGACTTATTGCGCTGTTTCAACACAGTAATCAATTCCTTTATTGTAGGACACGCCTTTTGTGCACCCATCACTTGCATGCCGGGGACAAACGCGCCTGTATTGATTTCCTCAGCAAAGAACGGTTTCGCGTTGGCAAGCATCTCCTTGTAAAGAGGCGCTACGTTCTTCATACAGATGAAGGAATTGGGCAAAACCACGCCTCCATAGATGTAGAGAAGTTGTAGCATCCCTATCTCGCGAAATTTGGACCGAAACGGTTCCGACAAGGTTGCCAAATTCACGTCCCAATCGGGAATCAACTTACTAAATGTTTCGTCATCAATCAAACAAATATTGAAATCGTTCCCACAACAGTTGATGATGGTTTTAATGGTTTGGTGGAGATAGGGTTGGTTCAGGTCGGTGCTATTCCTACTTTGGAAGTCTTTCCAAGACCGGGCGTTAATCTCGTATTTGCTGTGGATCCACAACTTGGGTCGGTTCATGCCATAGAGGGGCGACTCATTGAGGAGGTATTTTCGTATGAGTTCATCATTTTCATCATTGTTCGACATCTTTTGTTTAATTTGGTTGCCGTAATAACTGGCAAAACCGAGCACGGCAATAGCGCCTAAATATTTGTAGATGTATTTGGATTCGAACATAATATATATTTGATATAGAATAATAGTGGAAAGAACCTATGGAATTGTTTTGTTTAATATATTATAAAATACAGATGTATTGCAGGTCCAGAAAAGACTCCGATGCGGAGATGGAAATATACATGCATGAAGGAACAATCAATAGAGACGATGGGTCTTCTTTTCCTATGGGTCCCAGTGATTTGCAATTCATTATCTTGTCTGCAGTAGTGTGCGGCATCATGTTTTTCTTTTTATAAACCTTTGCATTCCACCAAAGGTGGAATGCTTAGTGACAGTTGCCTACGCTCATTTATGTACAAAGGCGTAAAAATTCATAAATAATTGTTTATTTATGAATGGTGTCAACCTCTATTTCTTAATTCCAAGAACCCGAATATGCATAGATGTTGGTGGAAATCACCGAACTTGCTGCTACAGTATTTCCGTTGGCGTCCACACGGTAATAAATCTTATCACCTGTGGCAACTGATAAGGACCTTGAAGGAATGGTCAAGTAAGACGATGTTCCACTCAATAAAGTGGCGTTTGTTATGGCATTTCCTGTAGTGACAGTGCGCGGGAAAATGACAGACCCAAAAGTGTTGTCGCTATTAATCTTGAACATTTGGAATCCCACGCCCGCGGACCGAGTGTGGTAATCTGCGAAGGAAACGTCCAACCGGATATTCGTTGTTTTGGGTGCAGTCCAGACCGCGTAGGTGCTGTTGGTTCCGGGTTTCAAGGCAATCTCTGTGGATTTCACTGTATATGACGACTCGGCGTTGTCGAGTAAAGTTGCTGGGTTGGAAACCCATGTTGCACCGGTCACCGTGTCCTTCAGCGCTGGGGGTGGTGGTCCGATATACAAGGCAGTTATTTCTGCATCGGTAATTACACGTTGGTAAAAGCGGAAATCATCCATTCCTCCGTTGAATGTGTTTCTAATATTATTAAAAAGTAGATTGTTAGAACGCAATTTTGAAACTGGATATGGTTGTCCAGTCAAAGTATTATTTAATGAACCATTGATATATAATTTTACACTTGCTGTTCCAGACGTGGGTATTATAGTCATGACAATATGTTTCCACACGCCATCAAATATTGTGGCACCCGAGTAAATAAGTGTGGTCGTACTATTAATAACAGTATACATAAATCCTGCTCCTGTATCTGATAGAATTATCTCATCATTGAAAGACAAAAGTGCAACGTCTCCAGGTGAAGAATTTATTCTTAACCAAAATGAGAATGTGAGACCATTCGTGCCTGTAAAAAAAGGAGTCAATGACATTTTATGTGCGGGTGCGGTTGCTTTCAAATACCCTTGACCCGCAATTCTTGACCCAGAATCAACCGCAATGGTCGCACCTCCAACCAAGGTTCCATTGTATACATATGAACCAGTTGAATACTCACCCACTTGCAATGCGTTGGAAGGATTGATGTCAGGAACATTGAGCGGATAATACATGGACGACTGAGAATAAATCAATGACACTTCATCGGCAGTGATGACGCGATTGTAAACCCGTAAATCGTCGACCCCACCGTTTAAATATGGGTCATTCCACGCACTTTTTCCTATGTAATTTGTCGATCTTGTAACCGCAGTTGGATAATCTCCAGTTGGACTTGTGTAATTAGACACTCCATTTATGTAAAGAACCCATCCGTTTGTTGGATGGAATGTGAAAACAGCATGACGCCAAACATTGTCATTGATTGATGGACCAATCGGGTCTACATTGCCACGAACAACACCAAAGTTAACGTACAATTGTGTATCATTTTGCCATGACCTTGATATAAGAATTGAATCTACTCCTGCACCATTGGAAAACTCAATTATTTTGGAACCTCTTGCTGAACTATTACATCTAAACCAAAATGCAATTGAAAGTCCATTCGACCCAGTAGTAAATGATGGAAGTTGAAGATACTGTGAAGACGCGGCAACTAAAGACAAAAATCCTTGTCCTGGTCCAGGGGAATCACTTGTCGTAGAAATGGTTGCGCCGTTGGAAAGTGTTGCTGAATAATTACCAACAGAATCTGTAATTGTATTACCAGATACCTTATTTGAATTTAATGTATACCAAAATGCCATGTCCGTTGGCGCCGATGGAGGCGGGACATAAGGCAGCAGAGACCCCGCAGTCCATTCGCTAGAAGCACTTGCTGAACTAATTGCTGCCACGCTATTACCACCGGAAACGTAGAATTGCCAATTACTATTTCCAACTGTATCCAAAACAGTATTAGAATTGCCTGCAACCAGGGTTGCCGCATTCAAGTTGGATGCCAGGTTTGCTTGCAACAATTTGTTTTCTGCCGGATTGGTGGCAATAGAGACAGCATCCGTAAAAATGGTGGTTGCTAATACAGAACTTGCTGCCGTCGTGTTGCCGTTGGCATCTACGCGAATATAGATTTTGTCGCCGTTGTTTACACTCGTTAAAACAGATGGAACGGTTAGGTAATTGGAAGAATTGGCGTTAGTGAGCGCAGCAGAGGTAACCGTTCTGGGAAATAACACGGAATCGAATGTATTATTGGACTTGATTTTGAACATTTGGAATCCGACGCCGACGTTACGAGTGTGGTAATCGGCGAAAGAGACGTCCACTTTGATATTCGTCGATTTCGTGGCAGTCCAGACCGCATAAGTGCTGTTTGTTCCGGGTTTCAAAGCAACCTCGTTGGATTTTACAGTGTAATTTGTCTCGGAACTGTCCACGGGGATCGCAGGGTTGGATATCCATGTGGCGCCTGATATGATGTCTTTTAAATGATATGGAAGAATCAATGACGCAGTTGTATTTGCATTGCCATTATAAATTGCAGTAACTTCAGCATTGGTAATTGCACGATTGTAAATTCTGAAATCATCAATGTAACCAAGCATTCCGGCATCGCCGGAATATGTTGTCCCCAATATTGATTGTGATTTTATGCCATTTGCGAAAAGGTCTCCGCTAAAAGTTGCTGTTTTAACAGACACTGCATTAACATACAATGATACAAATTTAGTTGGTGATATTGTTATACACATATGCTGCCACTGATTCACTAATACTACAGGGGTTGTTCTCGAAGAACCCGCGACACCCGTCCAAAAAATGAAACTTTGAAGGCAAGCATCTGCTGTTATTATCAGTTCCAAACCAGTACTGTCTCCACTTGTGGAGTTTACAATATTAAGTATATATCTGTCTGCGTTCATTGCAGTTAAATATGTCCAAAATGAAACTGTGAATCCGGAATTTGTTATGTAAATTGTTGGCAATTTTAAATGTTGGCAATTTATGTTATTGCCAGATTGAGTACTCAAATCTAATGACCCAGTGCCATATTTAACTTGTGTTGCTGATGTTTTTGCGCCATTTGCTAATATTGCAGTAGAGGTCCCTGAAACAGAATCCACAATTGTGTTTCCGGTCAATGTATTGCTATCAAATGCATAATGCATTGTTAATTGCCCAGCATAAGAAAGTAAATTGCCAACAGTCCATTCACTGGAAGCACTTGCCCCCGTTACTGATGCAATGCTATTTCCACCGGCAGCATAGAACTTCCAAGACCCCGTTCCACGTGTGTCATTCACAATATTCGCATTCCCCAACACAAACGACGTTGAAGTCAAATTATTTGCTAGGTGCGCCTGCACAAGGTTATACTGTTTTAAATCAGGATTGGGGTCTACATAAATGTTGGTAGCGAGGACCGAACTTGACGCCGTTGTATTTCCGTTGGCGTCCACACGATAATAAATCTTGTCGCCTGTGGCAACTGATATACTCCTAGAAGGCACAGTCAAATAAGACGATGTTCCATTCAATAAAGTGGCGTTTGTTATGGCATTTCCTGTAGTGACAGTGCGCGGGAAAATAACAGATCCGAATGTGTTATCAGCATTAATCTTGAACATTTGGAAACCAACACCTACAGACTTGCTGTGGTAATCTGCGAAGGACACATCGACTTTTATATTTGTGGACTTCGGAGAAGTCCACACGGCATATGTGCTGTTGGTTCCGGGTCTCAAGGCAATCTCTGTGGATTTTACCGTGTATGATGTTTCGGCAGGGTCCACTGCAAAAGCAGGTTTGTATGTCCATGCGGCGCCAGTCACCGTGTCCTTCAGCGCTGGCGGTGGTGGTCCGTTGTACAAGGCAGTTACTTCTGCTTGTGTTAATGCGCGATTGTGAATCTGGAAATCATCAATGCCACCATTTAAAGACGGTTGCCCACGTGGATTGTTTCCTAAGTAACTTGTGCCCACGCCTGTCGATGGATAAAATGGAAAAAATGCATCAAATGAATATGCAACACCATTTAAATATAAAACACAATTACTTGTTCCTGATGCCACAAAAACAAGATGCCTCCAAACATTGTCATTTACTGAATATGCAGTGACCCCATTGTATCCACCATTGCCATTCTTCATCAGTAAAAGAGACAAATTATTATCTTGTATTAGCGGTCCAAACCGGTCTGTATTGCCATTTAAAAATTCAAATATTGATGACAAACTAGCAGACGCATTTGACCGGAACCAACACGAATATGTAAATCCGTTTGTGCTGAGTGTGAATGCTGGAAGTTGAAGATACTGTGAAGACGCGGCACTTAAAGACAAATATCCCTTTCCGGCAACTCTGGAACCTGAATTAACGGCAATCGTCGCGCCATTCACAAGAGTTCCATTATACACATATGAACCAGTTGAATAGTCACCCACCTGCAATGAATTGTATGGGTTGATGTCAACAGTTTCAAACTGATAATACATGTGCGACTGAGAATAAATCAATGACACTTCATCGGCAGTAATGACGCGTTGGTAAACTCGGAAATCGTCGACCCCACCGTTTAAATATGGGTCATTCCAATTTGATTTTCCTATAAAATTAAGTGTTCTTGTAATAGCAGCCGGATAACTATAATTGGTTTGTGTTGAAAATAAGGTTCCATTTATATAAAATGTCCAAACAGCATCATTAGTCAATGTCCATACTATATGTCTCCAAACATTATCATTCACAGAAGTAATAAAGTTGTTCAGAGAACCGGTTCCCCCGCCACCATTAAGTACAGCAAAATCAAGATTGCCATTAGCAACAGCAATAAGGATATTATTATTATCTGGTCCATTGCCAAAATCAAATATCCGTCCGGCAGATGCCGTTGCATTTGACCGGAACCAACATGCAAACGAAAGTCCATTTGTGCCTGTGGTAAATGCTGGAACAGTTGCATAATGTGAAGATGCGGCAGTTAAAGACAAATACCCTTGTCCAGGTCCGGGGGAATCACCTGAAGAAATAGTTGCGCCGTTAGTAGGAACTGCCGCGTGAATCCCTGTTGCGTTGAAATTGTAAGACAACGTCTTATCGGTGGGAGGTGCTGATAAGGTGTTTGTGTATATCGCACTTACTTCGGAATCAGTAATTACGCGTTCATAATACCTGAAATCGTCGATGCCTCCATTGAAATATGGAATTCCAGATTGATTTGATTTTCCTAAGTAATTTAGTGTTCTGGAAACGCTTAGAGGATAATACTTATTTGTCGCAGTTTGAATCAGTGCTCCATTTAAATAAATTTTCCAAACAGAAGTGGTATCACCAGTAGTAATTGTCCACGCCACATGTATCCATGTATTGTTATTGACAACAGTATTAAAGTTTTGAACAACAGATTCTGCATTAGTTCTGAATATTTGAAAAGTCAATTCATTAGAACCATATATATATATTATAATGCGGTCATTGCCCACTCCATCACCAAATTCAATTATTCGTCCGCCATTTGCTGTCGCATTTGACCGGAACCAACATGCAAATGAAATTCCAGTTGTTCCAGTAGTAAATGTTGGAAGTTGTAAATACTGCGAAGACGCAGCAACCAATTTTAAATACCCTTGTCCTGCAACTCTGGAACCGGAATCAACCGCAATGGTTGCACCATTCACAAGTGTCGCATTATAAGAATATGAACCTGTCGAATACTCACCAACTTGCAATGTGTTTGAAGTATTAATATCGGCAACATTGAATGGATAATACAACACAGGTTGTGTGTATATGGCATTTACTTCTGCCAAGGTAATTGCTCGATTGAATATCTGGAATTCGTCGATGCCGCCAACCATGCCACCAGTCCCTGCATCATCGAAATTGCCAAAGTAACATTGGGCGCGACTACCCAATACAGGATATGCATTTGTGGTTGTTGTGGTTAAAGAACCGTTAACATATAATTTATATGTGCTGGTTGCACCACCGGCGCCACCATATTCAATGGCAAATGCGTAATGTCTCCAAACATTATCAAATACATTAACAGCATTATAAGTTATAATGGAAACTTGCGCAACATCCAAAACTAAATTATTCCCTGACCTAATTAAAAGAATTCTGTCACCTGTGGGATTAGTTATATTAGATATTCGACCTCCTCCAGTAGAAGTATTTGATGCAAATCTACCCCAAAATGTAAAAGAGAATCCAGTATTCACAATACTGACTGGCACATATCTAAAACCAGTTGTTGATGTTGTTAAAGACAAATACCCTTGTCCACTCACTCTAGAATTTGCATCCACAGCAATAATCGCACCATTTACAAGTGTTCCCTGATAATTCGCAACGGAATCGTATACAGTGGTTGTGAAAGGAAACCAAAGCGCCATGTCCGTGGGAACCGATGGAGGCGGGACATAAGGCAGCAGAGACCCCGCAGTCCATTCACTAGAAGCACTTGCTGAACTAATTGCTGCCACGCTATTTCCACCGGAAACGTAGAATTGCCAATTGCTGTTTCCAACTGTATCCAAAACAGTATTAGTATTTCCCACAACAAAGGATGTGGCATTCAAATTGGAGGCAAGGTTTGCTTGTGTCAATCTTGTTTCTGCAGGATTAGTGGCAATCGATACAGCATCCGTAAAAATGGTGGTTGCTAACACAGAACTTGCTGCCGTCGTGTTGCCGTTGGCGTCGACGCGAATGTAAATCTTGTCGCCGGGAGAAACACTCGTTGACACCGATGGAACGGTTAGGTAATTATTGGGCGCTGCGTTAGTAAGTGCGGCAGAAGTGACTGTGCGAGGGAATAACACAGAATCGAATGTATTGTCCGACTTGATTTTGAACATTTGGAAACCGACACCGACGTTGCGAGTGTGATAATCGGCAAATGAAACGTCGACCTTCACGTTCGTAGATTTCGTAGCAGTCCAGACCGCATAAGTGCTGTTTGTTCCGGGTTTCAAAGCAACCTCGTTTGATTTAACAGTGTAATTTGTCTCGGAACTGTCCACCGGAATTGTAGGCGAAGTTACCCATGTAGCACCGGTTGTTGCATCGGTAAGTTTTGGTGGTTGTCCACTAGCATAAATATTATAAACTTCGGAGGCACTAAGTTCACGATTAAAAAACTGGAATTCATCAACACCAACGTTAATTACTGAGTTACCTTCTCCTTGATTATAATTAAAAATGTAATTTTGTGTGCGGGTTCGCGCGGTTGGATAACCAACATTTGTTAAAGTCGTATTTATTTCTCCATTCAAATATGTTTTCCAAGTTCCTGAAGACGCGGGTGTCATGACAAAGACATAATGTTTCCAAACACCATCGGTGATGGGACCACCTGTATAAATTCCAGTCACGTTTGTGCCATTAATAACTGCCATTAAACCAGCGCCAAACAATTGAACTAATGTTGGAGAACCTTCTCTGCCAACATCAAAGAATTTAAGATATCCGAAATCAATAGTCATTCTTACCCAAAGCGAAAATGAAATGCCACTTGACCCTGTTGTGAATGATGAAAATGTCAATGATTGAGATATATTTGTGATTTTTAAATAACCTTGACCAGCAACTCTTGCGCCGGAATCAGTGGAAATGGTTGCTCCATTTGTAAGTGTTCCATTATATAAATATGATCCGGTTGAATACTCGCCGACTTGCAATGGATTGGATGGGTTGATGTCGGCAACATTGATTGGATAATACACATTGTAATTAGTTGGTGCAGGTTGAGTCGGAGGTGGAATATAAGAAAGCAAATTGCCCACAGTCCATTCGCTGGAATTACTTGCTGAACTAATTGACGCCACACTCGTATTACCCGCCACATAGAACTTCCAAGACCCCGTTCCACGTGTGTCGTTTACAACATTCGCATTCCCTGAAACAAAGGTTGTTGCTGTCAAATTATTTGCTAGGTGCGCCTGCACAAGGTTATACTGTTTCAAATCAGGATTGGGGTCTATATAAATGTTGGTGGCAAGGACCGAACTTGCTGCCGTTGTATTTCCGTTGGCATCCACACGGTAATAAATCTTGTCGCCTGTGGCAACTGATATACTCCTAGAAGGCACAGTCAAATAAGACGATGTTCCATTCAATAAAGTGGCGTTTGTTATGGCATTCCCGGTAGTGACAGTGCGCGGGAAAATGACAGACCCGAATGTGTTGTCGGCATTAATCTTGAACATTTGGAAACCAACGCCCACAGACTTGCTATGGTAATCTGCGAAGGAAACGTCGACTTTGATATTCGTTGTTTTGGGAGAAGTCCAGACCGCGTAGGTGCTGTTGGTTCCGGGTCTCAAGGCAATCTCTGTGGATTTTACCGTGTATGATGTTTCGGAAGGGTCCACTGCAAAAGCAGGTTTGTATGTCCATGTTGCACCGGTAACCGTGTCCTTCAGCGCTGGGGGTGGTGGTCCGTTGTACAAGGCAGTTACTTCTGCTTGTGTTATAGGTCGTTGATAAATCTGAAAATCATCAATACCTCCGTCAAATAGTTCTGCATCCGAGTTACCATTGACCGCTGTTCCCAAACAGTATGTTGGCACTCCCGAAATAGTTCTAAAACCAAGAGAAGGATATGAAGTCGGTGATGATGTGCTTTGTAAAATTCCATTTACATACAATCTATATACACCATCATATGCAATAGTGACTGCAACATGTCTCCAAACATTATCACGAACATTAAAATTGTATGCAACTGGAACGTTTGCACCAGCAACATATAAACTTAATCCGGAGGTAGTAACACTCAAACTGATCTCTGGATCTCTCATATCAAATAATCTTCCATAACTGTTTAAAGTGGTTGCTCTAAACCACAATGCAAATGTTAGACCACTTGTGGCAACACTAAATGGAGTAAATTTAAAAAACGATTTGTTAGTTTTAACCAAAGACAAATATCCTTTTCCAGAAACTCTCGACCCACTGTCAACCACAATGGTTGCATTTGAACTTGGTGCGTTTCCGGCAGTTAAAGTTCCATTATAAATAGGTGACCCGGTTGCCAAGTCACCCACTTGCAATTGATTTCCAGGATTGATGTCGGCAATTTCAAATGGATAATACATGGACGACTGAGAATAAATCAAGGACACTTCTTCGGCAGTAATGACGCGTTGGTAAACCCGGAAATCGTCGATGCCTCCGTTGAAATATGGGTCTCCCCATTCACTTTTACCGATAAAATTAATTGTTCTTGCAATGGCAGCAGGATAAGTGCCTGAACCATTTGTATAATATGACACGGCATTCAAATATATCCGCCATCCATTAGTTGGGTGCAATGTAAGCACAACGTGTCTCCAAACATTGTCATTTACAGAAATCCCATCCAGGTCTGAAACAAATCCTCCACTTGCGCCAATATATATACCAATATAGAATTTATTGCTGGCTATTCCAAAAGCAATATTGTCTTGTGGTGAACCATTGCAAAAATCAAATATTCTGGAATAATTGCCGGAGGCATTTGACCGGAACCAACACGCAAACGAAAGTCCACTTGTGCCGGTAGTAATTGATGGAACAGTTGCATAATGCAAAGACCCGGCAACCAAATTCAAATACCCTTGTCCTGGTCCGGGGGAATCACCTGAAGAAATAGTTGCGCCGTTAGTAGGAACTGCCGCGTGAATCCCTGTTGCGTTGAAATTGTAAGACAACGTCTTATCGGTGGGAGGTGCTAAGACGGGGGTTGCGTATATCGCACTTACTTCGGTTGAAGTTATTACACGATTATAAAACCGGAAATCGTCGATGCCTCCATTGAAATATGGATCAACAGCAAATGTACTTTTACCGATGTAATTAGTTGCTCTTGAAATAGAAGCCGGATAAATACCAGATGGGTTTGTGTAATATGAGGCACCATTCAAATATATTTGCCATCCATTAGTTGGGTGCAATGTTAAAACCATATGTCTCCAAACATCATCATTTATTGAATTCGCACCAATATTAAAGGTGTCACCACCACCGGCACCAACAAACAAACCAATGTAGAATTTATTAGTTTTTATTCCAAGAATAATATTCTCCATGCCATTGTTTTGGGTAAATTCAAATATTCGTGTATAATCACTCGAATTGTTTGACCGGAACCAACAGGCAAAAGAAATTCCACTTGCGCCTGTGGTAAATGTTGGAAGTTGTAAATACTGCGAAGACGCAGCAACCAATTTTAAATACCCTTGTCCTGCAACTCTGGAACCGGAAT